CCAAGGTTTGTACCAACAACACCAATGGCACCTTGTGTGCCGCTACCTCCTGTCCCCAAACCAGCGTTCTCACTCTGTTGTAGGATCATAGCGCGTCTCACACGAGCCTCTCGTACAGCCTTTCGACGTGAAGCATTAGCTTCATTCTTCTGGTTAGCTGTAGAAATGTTATTAGCTTCTTTACGTTCTTTAGCAGCCGACTTGGCTGCACTCATCTGTTTCATGCCAGTGACCACTGATACCGCAGCAGTCACAGCACCGATCAGGAGTTCAATGCCCATCTTAGCACCCTATACTGTCCGTCTTCCCATTCCATAGGACCGAGGTCTTCATAGCCGGGGAAGAGCTTATAAAACGAAGGAGTGGCTGAATAGGAATAAATATAATCATATCCAGCACTCCGTATTTTCTTTTTGAAACTATCGAATTCTTTACGGAGATGTCTGATGAATTTAGTTGTAGGCTTGATTTTCAATTCCATATGAAGGAAAAGAATTCCTTGTGCTTCTTCAAGCCTAGCTGTAAATTCAGGTGTATCTCTATAAACTCGTCTTTTCACTTTATGCATTATCATTCACCGATAAGAATAAACTCCATCCGTATAGATGCATTTCCTTCTTGGGAGATGAAGTGAACATAACAGAGATTGCTCTCCCTCGTCCCCTCACCTTGTTCTTACTAATAATCATCTGGAAGCCCGTATCAAACGGATCGTCCACAGATGCAGGATAGTAAGCTCTAGGATAGCGATATGCTTGGAATGGAATACTCCACTTATTGGAGTTGTTAGAATTAGCCCAATCCCACATCACTCGAATTGTACAAGACGACTGATGCTTAGGTGTCCAATCAACGCCCTCAAATCCATCCTCTGTACGTCTCTGGTGGACCAGTAGGTAGGGCATTTGCTTCTGACGCATATTATCCCCACCAGAGGCAGAGCCTGTGATGAGGGTGGCAGGAGCGTCTACACCTACACTATCCCAACCCTTCCAATCTATAAACTCCATATCTGTTTGTTTGGACACGGTGTATTGCAAGAATGGGTTAAGCTGTACGACAGTGACGTATGCCACTTCAAACACTTTATTAGTTAGGATGTTAAGCTCGAATGGTTCGCAATTAAACGCTCCTACAACAAGGGGGAGATTGTCTCCATCTATCTGACTGTAATGGCGTTCATACCAAGCACTCAGATTGACATTGAAGACAAGTTCTTTCTGTTGAGTGATAGCATCCATACGGTTATTATAAAGCCACTTGACCTTACGCTGATAGCTGTCATAGACACCATTGATGGTGTTAGTGTTGCTAATCGTTATAACGTTGTAGAGCTTCTGAATTTTACCCTGTGTCTGATTTTCACTGATCCAGTCTCCGAACTCATTCTGCTTCATCCAATAGATGCCATCATTAGACCAATACATCAGGGTGTTTTCAACCTGAACAATACTGTCTGAGTAGGCAACACCTTTGTCTGTGATCTTCTCAACAACGTAATTGGTAGCCGTGAAGCCACTATCGTTACCACCGAAGATACGCCAAATACCATTAGCGCCACAGATGAACAAGCTCTTACCAAGATTGACAATACCACAGATGCCATAGGCATTGTTGATACGAATGTAACCACCATCTGTATCGATGATGTCTGGTTCTGTATCAGTGGTAGGATCACCTGCTTGGTAGCATTGAGTGATGAGGGAAGGATTGCTTACTAGCTGAGAGAAAGCAATGTAGGAGGAAAGCTGTGGGGATTTAGTGTCACCATCAATCACCTCACCAGAGAAACCCCCATACCATACTCGTCCAGCAAACTCACCAACAACTGTAGCTCCACCGGGAGTGCTGTCTGTAGGAAGGTCTGAAACGATATAAGAGAGTTCGGGGTATGTAACTCGGTTGAAAAGGTCTTGCTGAATTCTACTAGCACCACGATTAAGCAAATCAATGATGAAATAGCCCTGAGCTGCACGAGAACTACCTAGTGGGTTCTTAACAGCGTCTACAGGGAAATAACGTCTAGTGTTTCTATCATCTGTATCGTTAGCATCAGCATAGAGAAAGTCACCAACATTGTCAGCGTTACCGGGACTACCATCAGTTCCCTTGACACCAGAGAAGGCTGTACGGAAAGATCGGATAGGATCATCCAGAGTTTCTTCAGGCGTTTGCATCCGAGGGATGCCAAAGGATTGATTGCGTAGATTGTATAGATGAGGATCAGTAAGACCACTTGGCCTACGAGAAACTGCTGTACCGATAGTGAGGTCTTGATTAGTTGGGGGATCAATATCTTCAACGCCGAAGAAGTCACGAACACGAATAATGTCAGTGGTGAAGGAGATGGCACCAGAGTTAAAAGTCCCGATGGTGATTGTGTTAACACCACTGGCGATAACAATCCTACCATCAATAGCAGCAAAGCTCACACGATTGTCAACCGGGATAGTGAAGGTGATTGAACCAACCTGAGAACCAGAAATAACATCTTCTTTTAGATCGAAGAACTTCACCTCATTACCAAACTGGACACAGAGAATAGCCTTCTCAGGATCGCCAGCAACATTCTCCCAACGATAGGTTTTGAATGTTGTAGGTACACCCTGAGCGCCAGTAATCGTTGTATCGATTACAACATGACCTGTTTCGTAATCCAATCCGAGAGTTCTCTGACGAGAGCCATCGGAGTTGAGTTCCATATTGATATCAGAGAGGGAAGTGTTTTCAGGGAATGTAAGAGGGGAAGCGTCGGTGATAAGACCACCGACAAAGCTATTAATCTCTACTTTCGCTTTCTGTACCATCAGTCTTCACCTCTCGTGGGAATAGCTTCACCTTCTTGATCGGAGGTGGTCTATCATCTTTCTCTTGTCTCTGAAGGAGATATTGGTCAATAGCCTGAATGGCTAGGATAGCTTTCGTGTAGCTACCCTCCAAGACTTTGGGGAGGCCACCGCCGAAACCAATCACCTTGATAACCTTCATACCGAAGGTTCCATCACCCTCAATCTTATAACCCTTATATTCCATCAATTTTCATTCCATCTTGTTCTGCCCGGCTTCTGCAAGGGCTTACGACTATATTCTCCTAGCCCAACTTGGGCGTCATGCTTGGCGGCAGCATCCATTGAATGCAGCCCAGCCTTAACAGCCATATCGCTATTGCTATTAGCACCTCCGGGATTTCTAGGCCCCTTCTGCCAAGCACCTGTAGCTTCTGTGGTGTTCTCAGAAACGCGATAGAGTTTGTCTCTCATTCTTTGCCCTGCTTAAATGTTGGATCAGACGCATCAGAACTAATGCCTGAGCGCTTCCTACCAAATCTCACATACTTGATGCCACCAGCTACACGCCAGTTCTTACGAGAGAGCCATTGGTTCTGACGCTTGCTTTCCTGTTCAGCCTTGGGGTCTTGCTTCTGAGCAATCTTGATGGCGCTCTTACTCTTAGCCTCTTCAATGAGGAATGTAAAAGCTTCTTCAGGAAGATCAGGAACGAAGTCATCTCGTAGTTCAAACTCAGGAGTGACATAAGCTCTAACCTGCGTTTTACTGGACTTGAGGATGTCATCTACATCTGCATCGAAACTATCGAAGACGAGAGTATTGTCATCAAAGCTCGTAAAGTAGGTCGGAGCTACGTTATTTTTAATGATAAATACTTGACCATCTCCACCATCAATCGTGAGGGTGTTGACATCATCCGTGTTTCTAGAATAGAACACTCGGAGCATGTCATCAGGTTCGATATACTTCACCTTCTCATAACGCAGACGTGTATCGAAAAACTTTTGTTTGTTGTAATAGACAGAGACGAGTTCTTTAATCTGCTCATCGAATGTCATGATGTTTGGCTTAGAACTATCTGCTGAAGAGTTCATTCGTACAAGACGCAACGTATGGGGCCAATTACGATTAGACATAATGGCTTTGTACGTGCTTGCTACGATGTTAGCAATCTGCAAACTTTCAGTCGTATCGCCAATGGAATTAACTTCGTCCGTATCTAGGTCGTTGGCGATCTCTTGGACGATTTCGATCAATGATGGTTTAGCCATTAAATCCTCATAATAAAAAAGGGAGGGAGGAAATTAATCCTTCCCTCCCTGCATCATTGTTAAGCCTTAATGTAGCTAACAATTACATCCATCTTACCAGCAGCAGTGACAGTCGGGGTCGTGCCACCAAGAGCAATACCAACCGTAAGGGCGGTAGCAATAGGAGCATTCCACGTACCTGTACGGGCAGCGGTGAGATCGTATGTACCTACAGCCTGTGCCTGTGCCTGAGAGATCGGGAAGCCGTTAGTGACTTCGCTACCTTCAGTACCAATAAGGATTGTAGGAGTAGTACCACCAAGGACGAAAGCCGTCTTAACCTGAACAACTACCCGAGTGATCAGGGCACCAACCGGAATTTTGAACTGTGTAAGGAAGGCGTCATTAGTAGCCACATCCCGAACAAGCTGAACACCAGTGATAGTGGCAGTAATTTCTGTAATAGCATTATCGCTGTGATTGACACCAATCTGCTCACCAAGGAGAGATTGGTTGTAGCGGTTATGGGGGTCGCCATCCTGGTTGTTGACGTTACCGCCAGAACCTACTGCGACACCATTACCAAATTTACTCTTTTCAAAAGACATATAATCAACCCTCCAAGGTTAAGCGATGTTAGTCTGGTGGGTGTAGAGAACGCCTAGAGTGTCCATACGCTGAACGCCCCAACCGAAGCGAGCACGGGTGACGTATTCGTCACGAGCACGATCCTTGTTACGTTCACCTTCGACCTTAGGCATACGACGCCATGCGAACATCAGGGGCTTGGTCTGATCGTCTGTTACGCAGAAGAACAGGTTAGCACGAGCGTTAGCAAGAGTGGTCGTACCATCCTGAGCGGAGGCTACGATAGGCAGGCGGTTCGACAGAAGGATATCCCAACCATACAGGTTGCCAACGAAGCGCTGACCACGGGCAAGGCCGTTAGCCAGAATGTTAGCAGCGAAAGGCGTGACATCAGACGTAATCGTTACCAGACCATTAAGCGTTGCTTCAACAACCGGATCAGCAACGAAGACACGGCCTTCAGCCGGAACGTTAGCCTTATCGAATGCGAGGCGCATACGGATCAGGTAGGAGAGAGCAAAGAGGCCATTGGCACCAGTTGCGACAATCTTGTGAGCAAAGCCGTTAACGAGGAACGGGCCAGCCGTACCAGCATAGACTGCTTCAGCAGTTGCGAGCATCCGGGTTTCAACATGTTCCTGAATAGCACGGGTGCTTTCAGAAGCGCGTTCAGCCATCAGACGATCAATATCCGTACCATCTTCACGAAGATCATCCGTGACAAACCATGCGTCACCAATGTAGTCCGTGATTACGAAAGTGATTTCACCACTTTCAATCGGGCTATAGGTGAGCGGCGTATCTTCGGCTGCATCCTGAATGGTGACAGTACCGATGGTCTTGATGTGAAGCGTAGTGCCGGAACCGAAATCAGACACGTTACGATAGAACTGTTCACCGAGAAGGCCATCATGCAGATTGAGCAGAATGAAATCGGAATACTGTTCAGCTTCGATAAACGCGCGGGTATTAGTAGTGAGCTGCATTTATTTAATCCTGTTACTTTTCAATGTTGTGACGTTTATAAACTTCTTCCTTAATCTTCAACATGTATTCCTTCTGGTCCCTTGAAGTTGATCCGAGCAGCAAAGACTTAGCTGGTGGCTCGAGAGCGGGACGCTGAGGATTAGAAGGAAGATTGAAACTAGAAGTCATAGGGGACACCGGAGAACGAGGGGAACCGAAAAGAGCGAGAACCATTGCAGGAGAAGTCCTAGCAAGTTCACCGAGCTTCTCGGGAGTAGTTCCAAGTTCGGCTGCCTTCTTGGCAACTTCAGCTTGGGTCTTATCACCAAATTTTCCGATCAGAGTAGTTTGAACCTTGTTGTAGTTCTCTGAAGCAACCTTCGCGGTGGTCTCTTCGTTGAGTGTCTTACGAACAAGTTCAGCAACTGCTTCTGGACTAAGGCCACTAACAGGGGGGTCAACCGGTTTCGGGTTATCGTCTTTAGGTGCAGTCAGTTTAGCCAAAACCTCTTCGATGCTCGTGATCTTCTTGGCGTCTTCTCGGAGTTTATTTAATTCCTCTTCAACAGTCTTTTTCTCACTGAGAAGCTGGGGGATGAATGCCTGAGAATTAGCAAGAGCCTTGAGGGCATCTTCTACGGTTTTGTACTTGGGTTCGCCAGCCTCATTCTTGATCGCAGCCAGTAGGTCTTCTGGAGCGACGGGGGAAGGGTTGGACGCAAATGGATCGACGTGGTCCGTCATAAAAATTCCTTAGCTAAAAAATTGGTGGAAGGAACGCGGAAGAAGAAAGGTTTCCTTACAATCCTTCCAAAGAAGAATATATATATATAATTATAATTTATATAATATTATTATTTATATATAATTATTATAATATCTATATCTCTTAAGGGTTATATCCTTATATAGTAAGATAATTAAGAGAATGTGACAAAAGAAAAATAAATTATTTTCAATCACTCATCAAGGAGGCTCATAGCTTCCCTAATTCCTCTTTCATATCCATTCAAATCCGCCTGAAGAAACGCCCAAGAAGGACTATCATAATTGATCTTTTCTAGGCGTTCAGACTGAGTTGTTTCAATCTTTTTCAATAGCAATTCGTTTAGGCGTTTACGAAGACGAAGAGCCTCAATGAAGAGGCCCTTAATTTCTTTTTTATCTTCTTCGTTCAATCCACTAAGCAGGGATGTTTTCAAAACTTCCTCCAGTATCATTACCAGCTACGTTTAGTTCTTCAGGAGGCAGATCAGGAACGTCTGCTTCACTAGGACCAGTAGCTTCAACCTGAGCATCTTCAGCAGCTTGACTAGCAAGTGACTGAGTTTCTCTAGCTTCCATAACAGCAACGTTAGAACGGAATACCTGATACCCTCTGATGTTGACAATATCGTCAATCAGACCCGCCAAGTTCTTACCAGAAACGTGAGGTGAGATGGTAGCCCACAGAGGGGAATTAGCTACACCAATAAGGTTCTGAAGGTCTTGAGACTGTTGACTAAAGTGCCTAGCACCTACAGGACGAAGAACACCCTTAGCTACCAGATCATCCTGTGTGATGGACTTGAACTGTGTAACGCCCAAATCAGTATCAATGATACGGACAACATCAGCTTCATCCATGTTACGAACAGACTGTTCCAGCATACCATTCAGCAGAGGCTCTAGAAGTTCAGTTTCGAAGTTGGTAGCCTTCTCTTGGAAAATACGACCTGCTGCTGTAAGCAGACTGTTCACCTCAAAAGCTGTCTTCTCACCGGGGGTACGAATACCCATAGCTTCTCTAGGAGCACCAGCATACAATTCCATCTTGTCTTCAAGAGCAGAGATTTGCTGATCGGCTGTGATGATAGCTCCCATATTCTTGGAAACTTCTTCAATATCACCATTCTCATCGAGATGGATTTCAGCACCCGGTCCCCATGTAAACTCTTCTACCTCACCCTTAATCTTTAGAGGCGGCCAGACACTAAGGTCCATAGCATCCGCCTTAAGGTTCTCCAGATGGTCGATACGATACTGCATACCAACGAGGTTATCCAGAGGCCCCATAGCCCAAAGGTTATCAGGGCGGAGACGCCACCCAACATGATAGATTGGGGCGTTACCAGAATACGTATTGATGGGGACATCTCGAACTACATGACATCTATCAACGATAGTCATCATTCGATTAGTCTTAACTTCCATCGATCCTTCTACATGCAAATCCCCATAGAATTCAAGGATTTCAACATAGTTGGACATATAGTATTCGTACAGATTACCGAAGCCATCAACGCTATACTGAGAAGCCTTAGACCAGTCCTCAGCCTTATAGGCCCCAAACTTACTACGAACATCTAGGCGTCTAGCTACTACGTCCCTCCAGAATGCACTATCAGGGCTAGTCTCTGCTAGAGCAAGAAGTTCACCGATAGTCTTGACACTACGAACAATCTTAGGGGTGTTCTTGAACGAAGACGCCAATGGATTGAATACAATGTCTTCAGGGCTGATACGTTCAGCTAAAGGACCAATGTACGAAGGGATGATACTATCGTCTACAGTATCACGGTTGTACCTTGCCTCATAGGAGGCTTGTGCGAAGGCATTGCCGTAATCGATATAGTCTAGTACCAGACGAGAGATACGCGAGCGTAGACCCCCTTCACGGGCCTTATTATCCATATAGGCTGTGATTGTCTTAGCCTTCTCGTGAGACGCACTATCTTTCGTATAGGCAGTCCACTGAAGCCACTTGTCATTAGGGAAGAGAGCAGAGATATAATTCGAATGAAGGTTGTCTCTGATCTGGCACAACTTCGGAGTTGTGGTAGTATTGGACCAAGGAAGGATATTGTTAGCAGTAGTTTTCGTATCTGTAGCGAAGATGTACTTCTTCAGTTCAGACCACTGTTCACGCTTACTATCTCTCTGGTTATTCCATTGATCCCAGTACCAAGCAATCGCTCTAGCACCGTTATCAGGCTCAAGAGCTATACGAAGCTCCAGCACTTTAGTTCCATTTGCCATGTTGTTCCTTAAATCCCTCCGAACCTACTACGACTGGTAGTGGTAGTCAGGAAATCCTTAATCTTGTTATAACCATTGTTCATAGGCTTGACAGCTATAGAAATAGCTGAAGTGAGGGCATCTTTGATATCATCATGAGGGGGACGAGCAAGGACAAGTTCATCTTCCAGAACAGAGGTCCATCCACCTTCACAATGCCACATCTGATAGTTTTCATATCTGTGCTCCAATGTTGCAGCAATACGTTCTTCCTTGGTGCCTTCTACTTTAGATGGCCTGTATTCGACCACAGAGAGGCCAAGGCCGCTCTTCTTCACATAGTCCTTGATATCCTCCACCAAAATCTTCTGAGCCGCTGTAACCTCGGCTGAGAGCTTTTTAAAGCCCCATTTGGAAACTAGCTCAGTTAGATGCTGGAAGTGGTCAATACTCTTCTCAGCCCTGAACCTGTCGATATCTAGAACATAGATGTTGTTATCACTATCGATCCCAATAACAACGATGGCTGTATAGTCAGCTCGTTTATTCAGTGAGAACGCGAAGTCAGTGGCAGCGAATACGTTGAGACGCTTACTATTATAGAACCAATTACCACCTTCTCGCTTTAGGAAGCGAGGATTGTAATACTGGAAGTTCTCTCGGTTAATTCTATTTGAGCCAGCTTCGTTGGGGTTGTTGTAATACTGAGCGAAGAACTGTACTCTGTCTTCGTACTCAGCTCTAATGCGCGAAAGAACTCTTCGGTCGAAACCGAAAGCCTTTCCATCATCACGAACAACACGAGGCCAAATGTATATGTCATCAGTCTCAACCGCATATTCCTTAATCTCCCAAACAAGCTTCTCATCAGTCTTCAATCCATCATCGTCATAAACATCATACTTCTGGTTAGCCCAAGTGAAGTAGATGTCAGTGGGGTAGTATCTAGTTCCGCAAGCCATGGTGAAACCACCAGCATTACGAATAGATGTGAACTGAGAAGCCTTCTTAACAACTTCCTCACGACCATTCTCTGTGTAGGCGTTCTCAGGAACCACCAAGTCATCTGCGATGATGACATCAGCATGCCAGCCAGTAGTAGTAGTGGTCAAACCTGCTGTAACCACTGTAGGATCACGTGTGGCCTGTTCCTTACGATCTGGATGGTCTACAGAGATGGCTGTACTGGACCACTGTTCTCTCAAACCCTTCTGAGGATTAATGTACTCAGGGAAATACCTCATGTACACATTACTCGTCAGAATGTTCTGGATAGCGAACAACTGGATTTCAGCTAGTCCTGCTGTAGCAGAGACGTAGAAGATGGATATCTCAGGGTGATTAGTAATCATCCAAGCTGCCCATGTAGCCACCATGTGGCTCTTCAAGTGACCACGAGGAAGCATGATAAGCTTGTTGGAGGTTAGATCGTTACCAACGCCATACAGATTGTAATCTTGCATCCATCGGAAAATTTCTCTATGGATTTCACCATACATATAGCCGGGATTAACGAGACGAGCGAAGAAGTTTAGATCTTGCTTCGCCCTCTCTCTAATCTCTTTAGCTGATGTAGGCATAAGCTCCAATCGCTTATACGCGTCATCTAGCCAAGTCATTTATAATCTTGCATCCTCACTACATCAGAGCTGAACTCTTCATCCAATCTTTCATGAACTTTCCTATTGAATTCAGCTTCTTCCTTCTTGGGACGCCCAGCTCCACGCTTAGACCAGCCACGTTCAGCAAGCCACTTAGCAGCCTGCTGATTATCTTCTGCCTGATCTAGCATCATCCTTACACCCTCGCTCATAAGCTTAAGCTCTAGCTCGTCTCTCCATTGTTCAATGTGACGCATGATGATGGCATTAGTGCATAGACGCTTCCAATGGTTCCAATCATAGAGGTAGGTGGTGGCGAATTCATATTCGATAGGATCACCCAATTCCATATACAGCTTCTTCAGGGAAGGATAGGTTTTACCATTGTAAACCTTATCCTCTCCATCGAATGTGTACATGGCAAACTCTTCATTGTAATTCGGCTCTAGGAACAAACTCTGTGTGATGTATCTTCCTAGTTGATCTTTCATAGCTTTCTTATTCGGAACGAACTTAGAGCTCATAATCTGCTGTCCAATCGTAATCTGCTTTACCCACCCCACTATTATTAGAAGTTACGGTGATGTACAAAGCTCTATCTGTTTGAGAAACACTAGTAAGAGTTAGATTGGTCAACGTTCCATTGATTGTGTAACCGGGAGTGTTAACGCTAATCTTTGTTGTCTTGAAAGGAATAGTGATGATATAAACACCAAGATTAGTGACATCAGCAGTCCAGACATGATTACCCTTTTCATAATATCTTTGATCATTAGCCATGGTTTCAGCAATATGCTTAGCTTGGAAAGGATCAGCTACAGATGTGGCATCACCATCAACAATACTGACATGAGCTAATTCAAACGTACCGCTCTGCTGTAGAGCTGTAATACCATACGTAGCAGCATTAGTAGCCCCTACATCAAACACCCAGCGGAACAATGTAGCTTCACGCTTATCTGTACCAATCGTTTTACCGAGCAAGCTAGCGAAGTTAACAGTGAACGAAAACTTCTGCCAAGCATTGGTAAGGGCTAGTGTTCGCTGGTTAGCATGAACGTTAGTACTACCACCTGCTCCGAAGTATTGCGTCGTAAAGAAGCTGATGTTCTTGGAGCTGTCAGCCTTAGCCCAGAATGTAACTGTAAGCTGCTTACCAGCAAACTTAGCCAATCCCTCAAGGGGATGGTCAAGCTCACTGTAGTTGGAAACACCAGCTACACTAGTAACTACTGTACGGAGATAGTAGGAAGCACTAGGAACATCTGTCTGTCCAAGGGTGAACGTTTGTCTGCTATGAGCACCAGTAGTTCCGTTATTTCTATTCACCCATCTGTCTACAGCAAACTGGAGGACGAAGGGTGGCGTACTAGCAACTTTGTTATTCGTAGCGTGTTCGAAATTACCATTCTCAGCGTAGTTGTTCAAACCACCACCTACTGCTGCTCCATTGATTGTAGCAACATTGGTAATATCATTTCCACCCATATTCAAATCACCAGACATTGTATCCCCAGCTTTATTAAGCTTGAGGGCTAGTCCAGAGGTGAGGGCTGTACTATCAGCCTTAAGGGCGATAGCTGCATCTACTGATGTAAACTTGGTGGAGACAGAGCCTGCTCCATGCTGTACTTGAGCAGATGTATAATCATTCACAGCAGGGACTACAGCTAGTGTACGTCCATTGAAGGAAGCAACACCGGCTACACCAGCTACATGATTGTCTTCAGCTTTAGTAGCCCAATGGAGGGAGGAATAATGTCCGGGCGTAACTGGAACGTCTTCAGGGTTCTCTGCCCATTTCTGAGCAAGCTGTGAAGCTTCTTCAATATCTTCGATGAACTCTCCGATATCTTGTCCATTCACTTCCAATCCATTAAGATTGAGAATACCAAATCCATTCATGTCAAGGTCGGCATTCATTTGATTTGGACCCTCACCTGAACGGCTAAGGCCGTCTTGGAGGGCAGTTTCTATTTTATCGAAGTTGTCATTAATCTTAGTTAGATTGTAACCGGAGGTAATGATGTTCTTGATGAATTCAATGGCCATTAGAATTCTTTCTGTTAGGGAGAACTGAACACTAAACGTGTCTCAGGTAGTATTTTAATTGAACGCAGGAGGATAAGAGGCGGACTAGTACCGGACCCTTGCCGATTTAAGAATTGTAAATTCCAAATGTCCGTATTATTGTAGGAAAAATTTTAGAATAATGTAATTTTCCTTAGAGATTATATAGGGGGAATGCACTAATCTGCTCGCACCCCCAACCCCCTGGTGTGGGGCACGGAGTGCCTCTATTTCCACGTGTATATATGGGGTGCCTGATGGGTAATTTACTAAGGATATCAATAGCTTAGCTTATATATTATTCTAACGCTTCGCGTCTCAGGTAGTATTCATGATACTCATCATATATATAGCGCATATCATCACACAATGTTACACACTCTGTTACATTTATTTACTTGACCATTGGATTGATGTGTGTTAGTCGCGCCCGCCTGTTCATATATCCATCGTGCATGAATGTGTTCACGGATTATTTCATCTCTGTAACATTATGTTACTTTACATGGCGGACTGATATGCTATTCTCTTAATCACCGAAGCAGAGATGCCAAGGCGGCTGGTGAGCCGAATAGGGAGAATTCCCTAGTGAGTGCCTAGGCGCTTGTGTAATACACTCTATCCCCGAATAGGTCAAAGGCGGGGCGACGGGTCAACAGGCTAGAAATGATCCAACTCTAATTACCTGCCCCTTTGGCAGATGAGACTTGAATAACATAGTCGCGTAGCAGTAAATTTGTCCTCTTGACAAAGCGTATGGTGGCGGCTATAACATGACTAGTCCAGAGTGGCTAGAGGTGTACTATGTGCCTTAGCGATAGGGCATAAAAGTTAGAGGCGTACAACATCGCGAAGTGATGCAATGTCAGGCTCTAATGTGCACCACAAACTATATAGGCAAGGTGTGGCGTTAATTCACTTTGTCACTAATGCTTGAATATATTCCTATCACTAGGAGTATGTTCCTAGCAGGCTCGGGTGTGGTGTTAGGCGGATGAGGCGCTATGTGTCTCATGGTTCGGACAGCATCAGAAGACTAGGCAACGGTGACTTAGAGACATTGGCCCTAAAATGCGCAAAGGCGATGCGCAATAATTGCTCATGTAGTAGGGGAGACGAGAACCCCTTTAAATCGCAATCTGCGCCCTATATGGACATTGGGGCCTAATCCATGTCGTGAGGCTAACACACTATTAGCTGGTCGGGTGAAATCCCCATCGTTCCAATACACACTAGCAATTTGTGTTGGGGGCAACGATATCATTTGTGTGATGGACGCGAGACAGCAGACGCCGCAAGCAATTGCGTATAATGCTCTGTCATGTAGCACGAAGGATGAAAACGCTTAGAGACGAGAATGTCATAGGTGTGGCGATGATTTAGTCATTAGCTAGGATATGTACGTTAGAGGCACAACATAGCTGTGCCAGCGAAGATGTACATTGATGAGCAGATTACTAAGTTGTTCGGGCAAGGTAGGGAGTGGAAAGCCCCCTCATTTAATCACTGCAATGATAAGGCAGCTAGATTAAATGTTCCACTCTCTTCCTTGCTTGAACTATTTCTGTTAACGGAGAGGAAACTAATGTTCTATGTGTCAGTTGACGACTACCTGTATGGCCCGTTCAACTCAAGACATGAAGCGAACGTGTTCATAAGGGAATATGGCAACATGTTCTATGGTAAATCTCTAATAGTAATCGACGTGAGAAAAGCTATTCGCGTTGATATTGAATAGTAGATCGAAAATGCGCAAGGAGGCGGCAAAATATGTGTGATCCGATACATGACCGGATACAAGACTTGTTCAAAGATAGGCGTATGGACGATCCAGCCCGTACATTGGATAAAGAGCTTGGTAATAGGTTAATTCCACACATTAAAATGTGGGAAGATGGTTTGATAGCTAGTTACGAATTGGTTAACTCAATCATCTATGAAGCGACAAAGCCTTAACATGTAGGCATTCTATACGCTAGCTTGTTCTAGCGTATATTGAGCTACATGCTCATATGAAGGCAATCCCGCCTTCGTCACGTAACGATTGTAAGGAGAATGACAATGGTTGACCTTAAAGTAATCAATGGTCGTATCAAGAAAATCGGCAATGGCGAAACCACGTTCAAGCAGGAGCTTGCTACGTTGTCGCGTGAATTGCTGGAGTATGTGCCTGCAACCGGCGACATTGACGCTGTTAACCGGCTATGTGCTGTGCTGACGCCCGTTAACAAGGACAAGGCAGTTCAGTTCTTTCGTGCGTTCCTTTCGCATGGCTGGAGCAAGGAAGAAAATCGCTTTGGCAGCAAGTCGAAGAACAAGGACATGGTGAACAAGCGCATGTCAGCCGTAACTGTCTTCCTTTCTTCGGAAGGCAATAACATCTGGACTTGGGCTGCCGAGAAGGCAAAGCCCGCTGAGCGTTCGGAGCGTGTCAAGCGTGACTTGGGCAAGGCAGTTGAAAATGCTGTGGCCCGTGCCATTGAGGTGGATAATAACCCCGATGCAATCGACATGCGGGAAGTTCTCAAGCGTACCATTCGTGCTTGCATCAATGGCGGCATGAAACTCACTGAAATCATGTCGGCCTTCGAAGATGTTGCCAAGGAAGAGCAGAAGGCTCATTCCGAACTCATCAAGACTGAGGCTAAGACTGAAGAAGACAAGCCCACTGCTACTCTTCTCAAGGCCGAACCTCGCCGTAAGGCTGCTTAACTTTTCCTCCGTTGCTTAAGCAGCCCTTGCCCTCGCTCTTAATTGAGCGGGGGTTTTGCTTTCATATATCTATCTCTTCGGACTTTGTAGCTAGTGAGAGGACACATATTCCGTCCCTTTCTCACAGGGGATAAGCATTATGTTGCGTGTAGAGATAGATATATGAGGGCAATGGTGCCTGAAATAAAAGGTGCGAAAATGTGGGATTTGATAAGAGAATTCTTTGCTGCGTTTCGTAGCATCGTTCATGTTTGCTCGGAAGAGCATTACAATGAAGGCTATGCCGACTATATGGAGGGCGTAGATGTATTTGAAAACCCATTTCCGAAAGGGTCTATGGCCCATACGGATTGGGAGATTGGCTGGACTGCTTGCGAGGATGCTTGCTGGCATGACGCTATAGCTGAAGAGAATAAGCGGGAAGACTAACCCGTCCAATCTAAGAGGATAAGCAGATGAGAAAGCTTGTAGTGGCAATGATGCTTCTCGCGTCATCTGCCTATGCTAATGACAGAATAGTGATTGAAGACGATATGGGTGGCGAAGTTGCTGTCTATCGTACGCAGTCAGTAGAATACATGCTTGATGGCAAGAAACTGGCTATCAAAGGAGCATGTGCAAGCGCATGTAACATATATCTGATGAGGGAATTCAATCTAGATGTATGTGCTATGCCCGGTTCATTGCTAGCATTTCATATCCCCTATTTCGGATTGGCTAAGGCTGATGGCGAATGGGAGGCAGGGATTGATGAGCAATGGGCTGATGAGAATGAGCGCTATTGGCGTAAGAATTGGCTTGGCCATTTCAATACCAAGCTAAATATCATTCTTGCATCAGCCACTAAGAAAGGTCTTATCCCCTCTCCCAATAGGGACGGGGATACGGGCAAGATGTATGTAATCAAGGCAACGAGTGTATTACCTCGCTGCTAGGGCAAATGGAGACTAAATGTCTAAGAAGTTTGAAAACTTACAGCGCTCTTATGCACGTAAACAGGCTAGACGCCTTCGTGCATTGGAGCGTTTCGCTATCATCTCTCACGATGAGACGATGATGACTGGTGATGATTATGCAGATTATATTCTGCGCAAGAATGTAGAGCTTATGTCTCTGCGTTCCAAGTTGGGGGTTTAATATGTACGAGGAATTCGTTCGTTCGAACAATCCAATCAGGGAGTTTGTCCTTGATTTCGTCCGTCCTGATGGCACTGTATCCTCCGTTCAGACGGTGAAGGATACGTCCATCGTCAATGCTGTTGCATATGGACGATCGCTTGCTGCTGGCACGACGCTGGCAGTGTATCAACACATTGAGCCGGTCAAGAAGGCCGCTTAATCCCTTTCATCTGTGGTGCCTAGTAGTAAGAGATAGGCTAAGTTAAATGCGTACTGTAACAACGCAGCCACAATCTTATTGGAGAATGAAATGAAACAGATCAATCTCGCCATCCTTTCCCCCAATCACAATGATGTGGTTGGCATCCTCACTGTATATGCCAATGATGTGAAGGATGCGCTCAAGCGTGTCCGTCAAGACCCGGACATGGATGGTGTACGTTGCCATCCTATCTCTCAGGCAGTTGAGGTGGCCCCAGTAGAGCCTTCCCTCGTATCGGCTGTTGCCTCTCTAGAGATAGCTTAATGGCTATTATAGAGCAGCGTAGTCGAATACTTGTTAACACAGACCCCCAACGTAGATGCTATGACGGATGTCACTACAGTTCAGAACTCCAATGGACAGAGTGGGTGGACTTTGAGAGTGGTGTCTCCGACAACGACACAGCTTCGAGGCTGGATTTTTGGCGTGGTCTAAATGACTATGCTGTAGAGGCGAGGGGGAAAAGCGCCCGATCCGAGTATAGACTGAAGAGATCAGCTTAAGCCATACAGCCTCACACAGAGGCTTCAGTGTTTTCCTTATACATGACACCTTGCCCTCACAGATACGCTCTGTGGGGGCATTGTCGTGTCAAAGAAAGGCTATTGTATGAAATGGATAGATGCAATCCTGCCCTATCTCGTATGTTACGCAGCAATAGGGCTTTTAGTGTATATCATCGTTAGTCAATAACGAGATGCAAAAGGCGGGAATTTCCTGCAAATGGAGATTGACATGAATAGTGTTTATACGAAGCGTTTCGATACGTTCATCAAACGCTGGATCATGGAAAGGCATGAGGGGAGAGAGGTGACGTATGTCGCGAGCTATCCCGAGACAGAGGAAGCTCTAATCGATAAGATTATTAATATCTGTAACGACCGGACAATAAGGATTGATGTGGCATGAACGATGACACTCACTACTACATAATGCTATTGTTATTGCTCTTAGTGTGTGTACTAAATTCAATAATCATAGTTGTTGATATTTGGCTTCTCGTGGAGATGATATGAAAACGCTCATCGTTGTTGTTCTTTTGTCGTTGTCTGGTTGTGGGCATTATGTGTCTGACAAGCAGTGGAACGACAGGAACTTGGTTACCATCCTCGAAAGGGAGGGACTGGTATGAATGTGGATACGATTAAGATTGGGGATTATGTCCTCACGTCCTATTCAGGACGGCTACACACACTGTTCAACACAGAGACAGGTGATGTACGCAACATTCTTCCTTCTGAATATTCATGGGTGAAGGATAACAAGTCTGTGGAATGTTGCAAATGGGTGGAACAAGCCCACCAGATTGGATAAGACAATGACTTCGGCTTATCATGAAGGCTTTAACGCTTTTATCAAAGGGCTAACCACCCTTGATAATCCGTATAAGGCTCAAACAACTCAATCGAAAGATTGGAATGTGGGCTATCTCGATAGCAGAGCTGTTGATCTTTTGAAGTGGAGAGTGTGATGCCTTGGTATTCGGAAGAGTATTGGGAGGGAAGGGGTGCATTCTTCTATGGAGATGACTTCTTCTACAACCCCTATGACGAGGGGTCGGATGAATATCTCGACTGGAGAAATGGCTATCTCGATGCTAAGGAAGACTTAGATATCTTCCTTATGTAAGCAAATGCTTACATATATAAGGCCCCTACGGGGCCCTCTCGGTATCAGTGTGTGATCCAACTATTAAGATCATATATCCTGATGCTCACATACGTTCGCCATCAGTAATACTGATATGAAAGATTATATAATGAAAGAAGAATTTAAGTATCAGTTTATATTCGATAGAGAATTGACTGATGATGAAAAGATAACTATTAGAGATATGATTAAGGGTGAATTCCTAATTGGAATGAAACCTATCATCGTTTCGGATTGGAGAAAAGAGTTGAGCGTCTACGCTAAGAGCGTATATGCTAGTGGACTTCCTTGTAACTATCAGTCTCTAGGGATTAATTATGCGTCTCTAGGAATTCGATATAAGGATAAGAAGTAACACTGATATATAGCATCATTCTAACCAGAATGTTACATCAAGAGGAAAATAAAATGACATATGAGATTAGCCGTCAGGTTACGCGTTCAGAAGAACGCAAGGCACTCACTGCTCAACTGGCATACGATAAACAGTATGCTAAGCGTGAAGCAGGTAGAGCCCTAGTCAAGAGACAGGGCAATAATCCCAACTCTATCTTGAGCAAGGCATTGAATGCTGTCTCAAGAATTTCTGCTTGGAGGGGCTGATGTCCTATATCCTTCGTTACGGAAATGCAGGGCTCAAGATGTGCCCTGTCATCGGTGAAACTGCTGGTCTTGATGTATTCAAGACTGGTGATGCTCTCCCCAAAGATGCTGAATATGTATTCCGTTGGGGTACTACAGCAGGTGTGGATAATGGTCCGAAGATTGTCAACAAAATCCCTGCTATCAGGGAGACATGTGATAAGCGTCTCTTCCGTGCCAAGTTGGCAGCTAAGGGCCTAGCCCCTCGTACATGGACTGATGCTGATGCGTTCCGTAATGAAGTCGGGAACAAGGAATTTGATGTTCTCGTGCGTCCCTCTGAACATAAACGTAGCGAAGGCATCTATCATTGCACCAACGCATGGGATGTAATGGATGCTGTCCATAAGATTGGATATGAATTCTACATCTCTGAGTACATCAAGAAGGTGGCTGAGTATCGTGTCTTCGTCGTCTCTGGACGTGTTGCTTGGGTGATCGAGAAGACGCCTCAGAACAAGGATGATGTATCATGGGGGTGCGTTGATGCAGGAGCATTCGACTATGTGGTATGGCAGGATTGGCCATTGTCTGTGGTACAGAATGCTGTTGATGCGTTCTATGTAAGCTCGCTTGACTTTGGTGCTATCGATGTAATCCAAGCAGCCGATGGCACAGCTTACACATTGGAAATCAATACGGCCCCCTATCTCACCCCCTATTATGCAAGGACAATCGGTAAGACGTTCAAGTATATCATGAAGAATGGGCGAGATAGGTTCCCGGCAATGGTGTTTAACACATGGCGTGATGCAGCGCATCCGGCTATTCAATTGGATTGAACATGCGAGAACATACGAGAAAGAATAATAGGCTTGTAGCCAAGCTTAAAGCTCAGATGGATGCTGCTGTCACAATGACAGGCTATATTGATCCTCGTCATGGTGGTAGTATCAATCGTAATCCCAACTACCTAGTGTATTGGGCTGTCATTGATGAGAAGGGCGAGACATATCATGACAGTAGTTGGCAGTGCCATGTTGGCCTGAACTATTCTGAGGGGGTACAAAAGTATTTCCTTCTCAATAGATTGCAGTTTGGAAACGCAAAACGCCCTCTCCCAGATGAAATCATCGATGAGTATCTGCTGTACATCACCAAGCATAGTCCTTACAAGGATGCCTTCTATCGTAAGGGTGGCAAGAAGGTGAGGGAGTATGGTTATGTCGTGATGGACACAACTGTTCCAGCTAACTACATGGCCTCTGCTCTCGTAGCCCTTCGTATGATTTGGGAATATCCGGGCATTCCTTTCCTCTGGTCTAAGCTGGTGAAGGAAGGGGTTCATCCTGATGTGGCTTATTGTCATGCGTATCAGGTGTCTTGTAACGATCTGAAGACTGTGAGTACAAATGAATCATGGTCTCATACATCTTGGGATGGACACCAATTCACCAATAAGATGGTGAAGAATTTCATCAGGAATAAAATCAAGGTGAAGAATGCTCCATACGTAGAGGGTGGCAAGTATGCCCCTATGTGCTTCATGTATGGTGATCCGGCTGCCGTGAGTTATCTCCGTGATAAAACCCTTGCTTGCCATGAACAAGCTAAGAAGAAAAAGAAGGGCACCAACAACATCTTCAATCAAGGCAACCAACGTGATAATGTTAATGTTGATGATTTCATCCCATTGTGGGCTGAGATGCTGAAAGAAAACTACGGAAACGTAGAGGAATGGGTGAATAAAAATGGGTAAGGTGTATATCGAAGGTGGACAGGCCAACTACAATGAAATGTGGCGTCGGTTCGGATGGGCTATCGTTGGTGATATGTTTGACGCTGATGTCATTCAATTCACTGGTGGCTCTGATGTAAGCCCCCATTATTATGGAGAGGCTGCTCATCCTCATGCTCAAGTTAATCTTGATCGTGATGCCCGTTGCAAAATTCTATTCAATATGGCTAAGCGTAGGGAAATTCCTATGGCTGGTATCTGCCGTGGTGGACAATTCCTCAACGTCATGAATGGTGGCAGTATGTTCCAGCATTGTGATGGTCATGGTATCTATGGCACACATAAGGCCACCATCCTTGCTACAGGTAGTGAGGTGGATGTTACGTCAACGCATCACCAGATCATGAGGCCAAATCGTGACAAAGCCATCATCCTTATGGAAGCTAATCCTAAGCTTTCTACGTTCAAGGAACATATGTCTGTCGATGAACCAACAGACAAGTGGTATGTCAGCGATAAGCAGGAAGAAGATGATATCGAAGCAGTGTTCTATCCCGATACGATGTCGCTATGCTTCCAGCCCCATCCCGAATACTGCGATCCCAAATCTAGCTGTGTCGCTACGTATCGGAACTTCCTGCGTAACTATTTGGAACTAGATGTATGAAACAAGTTATTCCCCCGAGCTTCCAGAGGAAGATGTTGGCGGATGCTTTGGTCAATCTGGAAACGAGTAGGTTTGTTGTTGACTTTGACGAATACAAGAAGTTGAAGGCAAGACAGAAGAGAGCTTATAGAGAGTGCGAAATTTATCAATTTCCCTCAAAAAAGGAATGAGTGAATGTTCGAAGTTGGGAAGCAATACGTAAGGTCCGATATGCCGGGCTATATAATGAGGGTGGTGGCACTAACTGACTTGTCGGCAGTCATTGTGTACGATGCGGTTGGTGAAAGCTCTTACGTAAGAGCTGGCAGAGAACTTCTTTGGGCGCTGGAGGGTGTTGAAAATCTCTGGAAAGAATACATTAGCCCTCGTTCTACCATTCCCAAATGGTATAATGTGTTCGAAAATGCTTCTGAACCAACCAAGATTTGGCTCTCTCAAACTCCCCATGGGAGTAAAGAAGGCGCTAAAGAGTATGCTAAACTCTATGTAGGTGGTTGCAAACTTATTGATACAATTGAGATTACCTATACGGAGAAGAAATAATATGTGCGGCTTGGTAGGCGTTATTGGTGATCTGTTTGTAGCAGATCGAAAAGCTTTCAAGTTTATGCTTGAATTGGATACAGTTAGGGGCCCACATTCCACTGGTATCGCTCGCATCACAGCAGATTTCCCGAAGAAGGTGGAAATCTGTAAGGATGTTGGTACTCCGTGGGATTTGCAACGCCTCAATCAAGAAGAGTTCTTCAATCATGAGAAGGAAACAGGTCATATTCATGGCAACCTGATTGGCCTTATGGGCCATAATCGATGGGCAACTGTCGGTAAGGTGACGCCTGATAATGCCCATCCCTTCCTAGCAGGGAAGATTGTTGGTGCTCAGAATGGAACATTGCCTCACTATCAAAGGACGAAACTTGATGATTGGGAAATGTTCGACACCGACACAGAAGCATTGATTCACAATATCGACAAGCATGGTGCTGAAGCTGTCATCCCTCGTATCGATGGAGCTTGGGCTCTCACTTGGTACAACAAGGAAGACGATACGTTTAACATTCTTCGGAATGTTGAGCGTCCTCTCGTCTACGCTTGGAAGAAGGGCGGCAAGGTTTTGTATTATGCGTCCGAAGCATGGATGATCTATGCTGCTACAGAGAAGTTCAACATCGATATTGAGAATGATCAGGTGTACAAGTTCGAGAAGGACTTCCTGTATTCTTGGAAGCTTGGCACCTGTGCTCAGTTCAGCAAGGCTGTAGGCACGTCTAAGCCTTTGAAGGGGTATGTAACCCCTCCGGTTGACTACAGCAAGTGGAAGACCTCTACAGCGGCTTCTAGTGCCAATGTATTCACTGGAGGTGGTAGTTTCACTGGAAATTTTTCCGATCAGCATTCCGAATGGTCAAAAATCTCTTATTGGTTTAAGAAGATTGGTCAAGAGGTGGAGTTTACTCCCCTTATATGCCTTCGGACAGATGATCAGAAGAAGCAATACCTCCCCTGCCTCACAAGGAATGGCCATCAGAACGTTCGTATCTACACCGAAGGTCTGAGTGCTGCTCATACGATGCTGTTGGAGGATTTCAATATCCAATCCCTCTCTGCTAAGATCAGGAAGGTGAAGGCTCAGAAGGGCGGAGGGTTCTATCTCCTTATCGATAAGGACACTCTAACTCCTGTTGAAGTGAAGAAAGCAGCTCAATCCGATCTGTTCACATCATCTGACACAATGATGATTGCGAATGGCAAGGTGATTGAGCCTGATGAATACGACCGTAAGGTGGCTGTTGGTTGTGCATGGTGCACACATACTCCATCACGTGAAGATGCTGGCCATCTCCATTGGTTTAATGAAACAGACTTCCTTTGCGCTGACTGCGCTGTCAATGAAGAAGTTCTACAATACATCCCCGAACTTGTGAAGGTTTCGTAATATGAGCAAGATTAAAATGATGGTAGGTGCCGATCCCGAACTGTGGATTTATGATAATCAGGCCAAGAAAATCATCTCGGCTGATGGCTTGTTCCCCGGAACGAAGGAAGAGCCTTTCAAGGTGCCCTATGGTGCCATTCAGGTTGATGGTATGGCTGCTGAATACAATATCGATGCAGTGTCGAAATCTAAACAGTTTGTATTCAATAACATTGCTGTCCTTCGATCCCTTCGGGATGAAATCAAGGCTCGCAATCCTGCTCTGGATTTCTCTTTCAAGTTTGGCCCTGTGGCTGAATTTGGCGCTGAGTATATTGCTGAACAGCGTGAAGAAGCTCGTCGTCTTGGCTGTACCCCTGACTTCGATGCATACAAGGATGGACAGCCTAACCCTGCCCCTGATGCAGAGATGCCTTTCCGTACAGCATCGGGCCATGTGCATGTTGGTTGGGGAGATGATTATGATATTACTGATCCTGAACATCTCGAAGCTTGTGTCATGATGGCTAAGCAGCTTGATAGCAGCGTTGGTATCTATCTCCTTCAACTTGAAGGTAAGGCCGGGAAGAAGCGGCGGAAGCTTTATGGTAAGGCTGGTGCATTCCGTCCGAAGTATTATGGTATGGAATACCGCACCCCTTCGAATGTATGGCTCGCTGATACGCATCTGATGACTTGTATGTTCAATGGTGTTCGAAATGCCTTCGATGCCCTTATGGCAGGGATGAGAAATTACGAAGAATACCCCGAAAATCATCAAGATATTGTCAATGCCATCAATGAAAGTAAACTGAGATGGGCGGTTGATAACTACGGTTGTTGGGCAGCTCCTGTTTGGGAGGAACATCCGGTCAATGTTGACACATTAGATGATTTGTATGCCAATTGGTATCATTATCGTGACGCATCCAAGGATGAACTGGTCAAAGCTCCGCCTAATAAGTTTTGGGCTGTTGATGAGGTTGTTCCGGCAGCACCAAATCTCGGTGAAATCTTAGCTCAGAATATGGTTCCCAGAGCTATCCCTGTAGCTGAAATTGAAATGGCTGGAGTGGCATTCGATGTCGCCCCTGATTTTGATCCTTTCGATGAAGAAGAAAATGTTGTCGAAGTTGATGAGGATGACGAGGATTAATCATGGCCTATGATGATTTGGTGTATGCCCGTGGTAGGCTGAATGATACAATCATTCGTTATAATGAACGGGCTGTAGTGGTTGATAGTGTAGTTCCTAGCAAGGATGGATTGGTGATTAAAAGCACTGAAATCCTCACAGGGAATAGTGTCAATCATCCTCTCGTTGAGTTCGATCTCACTCCTGTCCGTCTAGGTATGTCCAACATGCCTAATGGCGGAGTGAGCTATGTAGTTAGAATGCCTCTCCGCCATGACTGGCGGCAGGGGCTCCGTCAACAGAATACAATCTTCGCTTGGGGCGAAAAGAATTGGGATGCTCATGCAATCGCTAAGACGATTGAGAATGACTATCCCTCTGTCGAAGCTGCTCGTGAGTTGATCGTTGAGGAAGACAGGGACTATCTTGCATGGTGTAGAAACTTCTGCATCGATAAGAAGAATGACATCTATTACAGAACCTTTGGTAAGATTGGTAACTTCGTTGATAAGACGAAGAACTATCTTCTTGATCAGAAGTTCTTTTGGGTGGAACAGCATTTGAATGAGGCGTTGAAATGAAAGATATGTTCACTGTTCTCGATCTCGCCAAGCGTACCGATGGTAGGTTTGGCGTAGAGATTGAAGTGGAAGGTAAGAACCTGCCAATCAACGGTAAGGATGCCGACTTTGACAAGGTGTGGGTTACACACAAGGAAGGCTCTATCGACGCCGAAGGTATGGAATATGTCTTCAGGAAGCCTCTCCTGCTGGAAGAAGTGATGCCTGCTCTTGATCTTCTTGAGAAGAATTATCAGCAGGCTCAGAGTGTCGTCAATGAAAGTTGGAGGGCTGGTGTTCATGTTCATTACAATGTTCAGGACTTCACCCCCCTTGAATTAATGACATTCGTCACTACATACTACCTACTGGAAGATTATCTCCTTCATTGGTGTGGTCCTGACCGTGTAGGAAACCACTTCTGCCTTCGTGTTGGAGACGCAGAAGGAGGCTTTCTCTCTCTTCTCAAGACATGTAAGACAAAGGATTGGAGAAATCTGAATACGGATAAAATCCGTTATCAGGCTCTCAACCTGAATGCCTTGCTCAAGTATGGCTCTGTCGAATTCCGTTCGATGCGTTCCACTCGAGACCACGCAGTCATCTACAAGTTCGTCCTTCTGATCGACCAGATTGCTAAGGGCTCCAAGAAATTTTCTTCTCCTGAAGATGTGATTGAGAGCGTTAGCCGTATGGAAGGTGGGGAAATCTTTGTTCGCTATGTCATGGAAAACTTGGCTGATGAATTCCTCAAGATTGAAGGAATTGATATGTGGGACACAATCCATGAAATCCAGCCTCTGGCTTACATGGTGGATTGGAAAACATTCAATCGTGAAAAGATCAACCCGTTTGTGTGACATATGAACGATGGTTATAAAGATAATGATGCACGACAGGTGGTGTTTCGATACTTCCGCTATCGTGTAACGAATACAGTGGGTGTCTACACCTGCTGGTACAGTGGGACCATTCTCAAGATTGGTCAAAGAAAAGACATCATGGCTCGTTTCAAACAGGCTATTGGTGAAATGCAGGGCGCAGCCCTCTAAAAATAAGGTGTGAAATGCAAGAATTTTTCAAAAGTGTTTTCGTTGGTTTTCTGACAGGCATTCTTGTAGGTATCGTCTATCTTCTGCTAGCCGGTGCTGTTAAGGCTTCTGAACTCGATCAGCTCCAGCAGCAGGTGATTAATCCGGTTGTCCAGCTTGATCGTGATTGCTCTGGCGTCGCTATCAAGACCGACATTCCGGAAACTACATACATTGTCACTGCTCTTCACTGCAAGGGTGACAAGAGTGGCTTTGTCAACATCGATGTCAAGGAACGCCAGAAGGTGATTAGTGTCACCAATGTCGTGTATGATGTCGTCCGTGTTGATCCGAAGCAGGATATTATGCTCGTCAAGACCCGTCAGAAGCTAAATGTTGATTTGGCTACAATCGCCCATACAGACCCAAGGGAAGGCGAGAAGGTATTTGCAGTAGGTTATCCCCTCGGATGGACAAGAACGATCACAGAGGGCTATGTGGGCGGCTATGAGAGCATTGACGCTGCACTGTCCGGTTTCAACCAGTTTGGTAATGAACGTGCCCTTCTTCGTGCCACTGCTCCTATCACTGGTGGTAACTCTGGTGGTGGACTGTTCATCAAGAATGGTGACAACTATGAACTCGTAGGCATCACTGATGCTGGTGTAAATTCATTCCCTCAAGCAGCTCTCTTCGTTACACAGGACGCCATTCGTGAATTGGTAGATGGTGCTCTCAAGTATGAGAAGAGCAATCTGAAAGTTGAAGAAGACAAGCGTAGTCAGAAGTGAGCGAAGAACCTAAAGACGAATATGATGATATTGATCCTGATGTAGATTATTTCAAGCGAGGTCTTGTAGTTTGCGCAGGAATGATTATATTCTATATTGCAGGTTCTTATATCATTTCACTCTATAGCTAGGAGAAATCATGGGACGACCAATCCTGAAAATACCACATAAGTGTGGTAGTAGGGATGCTTTACAATGCTTTGAAGAAGACGACGGTCGTATTACAGGCTATTGTTTCAGTTGTGGTAAGTGGGTGAAAGACCCCCTTGGTAAAGGAGCGAAGGTCGATGATCTCGATCTTCCTCCTGCTAAGTCGCCTCAGCAGATAGCTATTGAAATGGCTGAAATTAGTGGATATCAATGTATTGACATTCCTCAGAAGAAACTTCGATCTGTCAATCTAGACAAGTTTGGCATTAAGGTTGGGGTGAGTGAGCAAGACGGAAAGACGCCTGAAACAATTTACTACCCTTATCGGAAGAAGGGGAAAGTTGTCGGATACAAAATCAAGCTTCTACCGAAAGGAAATGAAGCTAAACGAATTTGGTCCATCGGAGATACCAAAGACGCTCCAGACAATCCAATCGAACCCTTCGGATGGAAAGAAGCTGTAGCTCGTGGTGGTAAACGCCTAATCATTACAGAAGGTGAAGATGACGCTGTTGCCACAGAGGCGATCATGCAGCGCCATACTAAGGATGAGTGGAAGGATCATATACCTGCCATCATCTCGCTTCCCCACGGGGCTGGTAGTGCCCATGAGACGCTATCCAAGTGGAAGAAGGAAATCACCGCTCGTTGGAAAGAAGTTATTCTTCTATTCGATATGGACCAAGCTGGACTGGACGCCATACAGAAATGTATGTTGGTTATCCCAGAAGCTGTTACAGTAAAATTGCCTGCTAAGGATGTAAATCAGTGTATCATTGATGGCGTATCCAAAGCAACGTTTGATGCTATTTCATTCAATCAAGAGAAGCCTAAGAACTCTCGAATTGTATTTGGTGAAGATTTACATGAAGAGGCTAGATTTGCTGCCCAATATGGTGAGCTGTCTTGGCCTTATCCACATCTCAATGAAGTGACTAGAGGTATTCGTCTAGGAGAAACCATCTACATTGGCGCTGGCGTCAAGATGGGAAAATCAGAACTCCTGAACGATATAGCTGCTCATTTCATCAAGGTGCATGGCGTCAAGGTGTTTATGGCAAAGCCAGAAGAAGCTAACAAGAAGACATATAAGCTTCTAGCTGGTAAGATTGTAGGGAAGAGGTTCCATGACCCCAAGGTCGAGTTCGACAACGAAGCCTATGACGAGGCTGGTAAAGTGTTGGCGGGCAAGTTGTCCATGGTTAATCTGTATCAGCATCTTGGCTGGGACAGCCTTCGTGACGATATTGTTGCTGCTAGCCATTGGGGAGCCAAAGCAGTCTTCATTGATCCCATCACCAATCTCACGAATGGTGTAGATGCAGGGGATGCTAACACAGAACTACAGAAGATTGCTCAGGACTTGTCAGCAATGGCATTGAACCTGAACATTGTCATCTTTATCTTCTGTCACTTGAAAGCTCCTGATGGTAACATCGCTAAGGAGAAACGAGAAAAGTATTATCGTGAACAACATTTCATTGGTTTGGGGGCTTGCCCTCATGAACTTGGTGGTGATGTCTTGTCAGCTCAATTCGCTGGATCACGGGCTATGATGCGTTCTTGTAACATGATGATTGGTTTGGAAGGGAATAAGGATAAGGATTTGGACGAAGAAGTCCGTAACATCCGTAATCTGGTTCTTCTTGAAGACCGTGAGTTTGGTGAGAGTGGTAAGTTTCCTGTGTATTGGTCTAAGAATACAACTTTGTTTAGAGAGTTAGAATAATGAGAAATGATATAATCGAAGAACATTATCGTAAGAATTTCAGGATGATGGTCAATCGAATGCTTCGGCGTGTTCCGGGTAATTCTCGGGCTCTAGCTGAAGAGGTGGTGCAGGAAGCTTATTTCAATGCCCTTCGTTACTGGAAAGCTTTTGACCCAGAACGAGCATCATTCGATGTTTGGTTCAATCGTATTGTCAATCGAGCAGCATCTAAATGCACTCGTGAAGAGAATGGTCAACCATCTATCCCTTACGATGATGGCTTGGAACCTTTCGTTCTCGACTTGGAAACTAAAATTCCACGAGAGATTGTGAATAAAGTGCAGCAGGCAATCAGGGAAATGAAACCTGAAGTGTCTGAAGTGCTTAATATGTTTTTCAATTTGGGGATGAAAACCACAGACATTTGTGAATGTACGAACTACTCTCATTCTAATGTGAGGCAGGTAATTCGTCGCTTTAGAATGAAATGGACAGATGAAAATATTTTCTAATTTGTGTAACATGATTGGTGTTTCTGTACTAATCATAGTTACCGTTTATCTAGTGGTGGCACTATGAAAGATATTTGGCTAATCAGTGATACACATTTCTACCACGAAAACATCATTGGATATTGCAATCGTCCTTTCGCTAACGCTAAAGAGATGAACGACTACATGGTGACGATGTGGAATGAAATTGTGAAGGATGGTGACAAGGTTTACCATCTAGGTGATGTCTACATGGGGCATAAGGAAGACACTCCTCTCAATCTCCTATCTCAACTTAAAGGACAGAAAAGACTTATCCTTGGAAACCATGATAATGGCAAGGATCAAATTCTTCAGAAAGTCTTTAAGAAGATAGATGTATGGAGGATGTTCCCTGAATTTGGTCTTCTCCTAACCCATGTACCCGTACATGAGAGCACAGTGTCTAATGAGCATGGGAGACATCTCCTCAATGTTCATGGGCATATCCATCAAAACCCTTCTCCCTCTGTCAACCATCAGAATGTTTCGGTTGAACAGATTAATTACAAACCAATTAATATAGAAGAAGTTCGTATCAGATGAAATGGATAATCATTACGTAATTGATATCGAGGGGAACAGCTTGTCCCCTACGAGGATATGGTGCACAGCCGCCTATAATCTTTCCTCCAACAAGCTAAACTCCACGACAAACTACGACAACATGAGAACTCTGTACGAAAAGGCAGAGGTGATTATCGGACACAACTTCATCAGATTTGACGCTGTTGTGATCGAACGTATCCTTGAGATTAAAATCAAGGCTAAGATTGTAGACACACTAGCCCTCTCTTGGTATCTCTATCCTGAGAGGCATAATCATGGCTTGGAAGAATGGGGTGAAGACCTCGGGATTGAAAAGCCTGAAATTATCGAATGGGATAATCCTGATCTGATAGACGATTATGTCCATCGTTGCAGGGAAGACGTTCGGATCAATACCAAACTCTGGAATAAGATGTACAACCATCTCCTTCAACTGTACGAAACAGACGAAGCTGTATGGGCGTTCATCGACTATCTTATGTTCAAGATGGATTGTGCCAGAGAACAGGAACGCTCGAAGTGGAAGCTTGATGAGCAACTATGTACTAAAGCTCTTGGAGAACTCGTAGAGAGGCAACAGGAGGCCGTACAGCAGCTTATCGAGGTGATGCCTAGTGTCCCTACCATAACGAAGAAGAAGCGTCCAGCGAAGCCCTATAAGGCAAATGGAAGCTATTCAGTTTTTGGGGCTCTTTGGTTTGCTCTTCTGAAAGAGAGGGGACTACCTGAAGACTACGATGAAGAAGTTGATGTTGTCATAGGACACACTCCCGGAAATCCCGGATCAAATCCTCAAGTCAAGAAATGGCTAACGGATTGTGGGTGGGTTCCTGAGACATTCAAGTATAAGAAAGAAGCGGATGGAACGACTAGGAAAATTCCTCAAATCAATCTGGAACATGGTGCTGGTATCTGTCCTTCTATCCAGCGTCTATTCGATACCTATCCTGAGTTTCGACTTCTTGAGGGGCTCGGCGTTATCACTCATAGGATTAGTATTCTTAGAGGCTTTCTTGATAATGTTGATAGTGACGGTTTTGTGGCCGCACAGATTGCAGGACTAACTAACACCCTTCGTTTCAAACACAAGACGGTGGTTAATCTACCAAAGGTTGGTAAGGCTTATGCTGATGCAATCAGAGGGAGCCTAATTGCTCCTGATGGATATGAACTCTGTGGCTCTGACATGGCTTCTCTTGAAGACCGTCTCAAGCAACATTATATTTACCCTCACGATCCAGATTTCGTTAATGAAATGCTGGCCGATGACTACGATCCTCACCTATCTCTAGCAGTTCTGGCTAAGGAAATTACAGAATTGCAAATGGAGAAGTATAAGAGTGGTGAAGATAAATCGATTAAACCAATTCGTGACATCTTCAAGAATGGCAACTACGCATGTCAATATGGGGCTGGACCCCCTCGCCTCGCTCTAACAGCTAATATCAAGCTAGCGAAGGCAGAACAAGTACATGCAGCTTACTGGAAGAAGAATTGGGCAATCAAAGTGATTGCTGATGAACAGGAAGTGAAGACTATCAGAGGACAAATGTGGCTGAAGAACCCAATCAGTGGGTTTTATTACAGCCTCCGTCAGAAGAAAGACATCTTCTCAACACTCGTTCAAGGCTCTGCTTCATATGTATTTGATCTATGGGTGCAGGAGTTTCGTAAGAAACGCCCACAACTCACAGGTCAGTTCCATGACGAAGTTGTATTATGCGTTAAACTTGGATTTAGAAAGCAAGCAGAAGAACTTCTGCGTACAGCAATCAAAGCTGTAAATGAACAACTCAAACTCAACAGAGAACTTGGTATAGATGTCCAATTCGGAAGTAGATATTCAGATATCCATTGATAAGAAAAGGAATGACCTTTCTTATTACGAGATGAAATTAGACTTAGCACGAGATGATGTTAATTATTTGAGTGATAAGGTCGATCAACTTCATATAGATATCTATAAACTAGAGAAAGAATTACATAATGGCTCTTAATGCAAAGAATAAAGAATTCACCAGCAATGGTAAAGGCCCTGATCCTGTAGAACCCGGTTCTTATCCCGGTCGTCTGGTTCAGGTGATTGATCTTGGTGTACAGGAACAGCGCCCTTTCAAGGGTGAACCTAAGCCACCAGCTCAGGAAATCATGACCACCTACGAACTCGTAGATGAATTCATGAAGGACGAAGAAGGCAATGATCTTGAGGATAAGCCTCGCTGGATCAGTGAGAACTTCCCTCTTCATAACCTGAAGAGTGAACGTGCTCGTTCTACTGCTCGCTATCTCGCTCTCGATCCCACACAGGAATTCGATGGTGATTGGACTGCTCTGATTGGTACACCAGTCATGGTGACGATTGTCAATGATGTTGGCACTGGCAAGAACGCTGGTAAGATTTACAATAACATTGGCTCTACCAACTCCATGCGTAAGCGTGATGCTGATAAACTCCCTCCCCTCAAGAACCCCGGCAAGGTGTTTGACCTTTCTGATGTTTCCACTGTGGATGTTCTTATGACCCTTCCGGATTGGCTCCAGAAGAAGATTAAGGAAGGACTTGAATTCGAAGGTTCTGAGATGGCTGATGCTGTCAAGAACTATAAGAAGAAGGAAGGCGCAGCGGATGCCAAGCAGGACAAGAAAGCAGATGCTAAGAAGCGCAAGGCGGCTATTGTCGAAGAAGACGATGACGCTCCCTTTGATACAGATGACAAGCCCTCCGATGAAAGTGGTGATTGGTAATGAATAAAGACGAACTGATCCGTCCGAATGACTTCTGTGAAATCATCACAGACAAGTTCGAAGGTGAAGGTGTTAAGCAGGGCCAGCGAGTTTTCATCGCTGGTCATCGTGCCTTCCCTGAAAATGAAACTGATCCCTACACGCAGCGTATTAAGTTCTTCGTCCATCTGGTGAACAAGGATGACTTTGATCCTCGTCTCTTTGTTATGGACCCTCGATCTCTCCGTAAGGTGAAGAAGAACGAACAGAAGAAGCTTAAGAAACTATTTGCTGCTTGGTTCGAAGAGAAGGTTCCTGCTGATGGAGAAGCAATTAACACCACTCATTGATGGTGACATTCTCGTCTATGAACTCGCCTCTTGTGGTGAGTATAAGGACGAAGATGGTGAGCTGAATATAAGGAACTTTGAGTTTGTTCAAGAATTGGTTGATGGGCGTATTAGGGGGATTATGGAGGACATCGGAACGTCCTCCCTCCCCATCATATTCCTTACTGGAAACAGCACTAGCACAAGAATACTCAACCGCACAGCACGGGTGGAAGATCGTCCTGATACAACACTTCTTAAACCGTTTCGAGAAGTGGTCGCTACAATCAAACCTTACAAGGGTACGAGAAAAGTCGATAAACCATTTCACTACGAAAATGTTACGGCACACCTCCTTGCCAATTACGATTGCCGTGTCTCGAATGGGATTGAGGCTGACGATCTTATGGCCGTCGAGCAGACCAGACGACCAGATGAAACCATTATCTGTTCCAGAGATAAGGACTTACGAATGGTTCCTGGGTGGCATTTCGGTTGGGAGTGTGGTAAGCAGCCTTCTTTCGGACCCGAACTGGTTGATCGTAGAGGAAAACTCTGGCTTAACAAACTCGGAGAACCAAAAGGAACCGGTCTCATGTTCTTCTTCTACCAGATGCTTGTGGGTGATACGGTAGACAATATCTCTGGTTGCCCCAAGGTTGGCCCTAAGAAGGCGTTCGCTATTCTAAGCCAGTGCTCTACCAAGAAGGAAGCTGAATGCGCTGTACGGGCCTCCTATGAGGCTGTGTATGGGGATGAGTGGGAGACATACCTCCAAGAGAACTCAAAGCTCCTTTGGATGGCTAGAGAACTAAATGAAGATGGAACTCCTGTATATTATGAATGGACATTTTAATGGCTGGTAGAATTGGAGGTCCAAAAGTCAGAAATAATGGACGATGGACCGAAGCTCAATTCACTTCATTCATTCGTGGTAATCTTAGACGCATCACATCTCGATGGGGTCCAATTTCGGACTGCTTGAAAGCTGCTAGAACTCGTAGGGGCTTCTACACTTGCAATAGCTGCAAGGAAGAAGTTCCAGCGTCTACCAGAGACGATAACAATAAGCGTGTTAAGAATGCTGTAGTTGACCATATCGTTCCAGTTATTGATCCTGACATTGGTTGGGTTAGTTGGGATGATACGATCAACCGAATGTTTAGTGAAGAGAATAATTTACAAGTGCTTTGCTACGCCTGTCACAAGTTGAAAACTGATGACGAGAAGGGTAGAGCAAAGATGAGACGCCAGAATGCAAAGGAAATATTTGATGAGTGATGTTATTGCAGAAGAATTTAAGGGCTATTCAACCTTTACCGAGATTGGTAATCGTATGCTCCGTGCCTTTAATCAGTGGAATGTTCTGGCAGGGATGCATGAGAATAAGCTCGACCATATTGGTGTAGAATACATCAACAACCTCCCTCAGACTGATCGTGTTAGTTTGGCTATTGTCACACAATACATTCGTACTAAGGGGCTGGACGAAACCAAGCGAGAACTTATCGCAGAAGGACATGCTGTTTAATGGCCGCTCGTATCCTCCTACTTGATGTAGAAACGGCACCTCATCTTGTTTGGGTTTGGAAGTTCTTCAAGGAGAATGTCGGAGCTAAACAAGTTGTAGAGAATGGCTACATCCTTTCTTGGGCTGCTAAATGGCTCAATGAGAAAGAGATTTTCTATCAAGATAAATCTAATCAATCTGAAAAGGAAATGCTACTTCCCCTTTCAGCTCTCCTAAATGATGCTGATATCGTTGTAACGCATAATGGTATTAAATTTGATATTCCGCACATTCAAGGTCGTTTCCTTGTTCATGATATCAATCCTCCATCTCCTTTTAAGCAAGTAGACACTGTACTGATTGCTCGTAAGGAATTCAATTTTCCATCTAACAGTTTGGAGTATTTGTCGAACGTTCTCGATCTAGATATCAAGAAGGGTGACCATGCCAAGTACAATGGGTTTGAGCTTTGGAGAGCAGTGCTTAAGGACGACCCTGAAGCTTGGAAAGAGATGGAATATTATAACATCGATGATGTTAGGACATTGGAACTTCTCTATCTGAAATTCAGACCATTTGCTAGGTTCCATCCTAATGTCGGAGTGTTCAATGATGAAATTGATAAGCCTCTATGCCCTAAGTGTGGTAGTGATCATATTCAGTATCGTGGTTTCGCTCATACTAATGTTGGCCGCTTTCATCGTTTTCAGTGTAATGATTGTCACGGATGGGGGCGTACTCGTCATAACATTCTTGGAAAAGAAGCTCGTAAAAATATTGTCGTAAACGCGGTGAATTGAAAATGACATTTGATGAATATCAGACTGAAGCACATTCGTTTGCTTCGTATGGGGACAGGGAGATTTATCCTGTCCTCGCTCTGGCTGAAGAAGCTGGTGAAGTGGTTGGTAAGTTTGCTAAGGCTATCCGTAAGGGTGTTGATGTAGACATTGACGCTATCAAGAAGGAACTCGGAGATGTTCTCTGGAACGTTGCAGAGATTGCTACAATACTTGATATCGATCTTGAAGAAATTGCCATTGGTAATATTGTGAAGCTCTCTGATAGAGAGGATCGTGGGGTGATTGTTGGTGAAGGTGATAATCGATGACATCAAAGCCATCTAATCCTAAGGACAGTGTAGGCATCAAGAAGGTGTACTACTCTGTCATTCCTTGGGGCGTTATCGCTGAAGTTGGACTGGCAATGCTTGAAGGAGCAAGAAAATATGGACGCCATAATTATCGTGGTATCGGTGTTAGAGCTAGTGTTTATTTCGATGCTAGCTTGCGCCACCTTACTGATTGGTGGGAGGGTGTCGATATTGACCCTGACAGTGGCCTTAGTCATATTACAAAAGCTATTGCTTCTCTTACTGTTCTTCGGGATAGTATGATTAGAGGGAATTGGGAAGATGACCGTCCTATTCGTATGGATGAAGGATGGCTTCAGGAACTGAATAAGAAGGCTGCTGAGATTGTCGAGAGATATCCAGAAGCTGCTCATACATACACACAGAAGGATGATGGAATTGCGTAAAGCATATCTTGCAGCTAAGTTTAGCAGACGTGAAGAGATGGAGAGCTATGTTCCCCTCTTCAATGACATGGGCTATGATGTAATTGCTCGTTGGGTGTTTGGTGGTGAAGATGGACTAACCAGAGAAGATATTGCCAAGCTTGATCTTGACGATGTTGCTGCTGCTGATACGCTCATCATCTTCACTCATCCTCGTCGTGAACCACAAACTGGTGGTGGACGATTTGTAGAAATGGGTTATGCCATTGCACTCGGTAAGGAAATCATTGTCATTGGTCATCATGAGAATGTGTTCACCAGCGCCAAAGGTGTGAAGGTGTATGACACTCTCACTGACTTTGCTCTTGGTGTATTGACAACTCGCACTCCTGATAGCGATCTAGTCGAAGATCGGAAAGTGGCCTAATGAATTTGGAGAATGCTATCCTCTCCGACATCACAGTTTTTTCGAAGTATGCCCGCTTCATGAAAGACTTTGGTAGGAGAGAGACTTGGGAAGAAATCTGTTGGCGCAATGCAGATATGCATATGAGACGCTATCCACAGTTGAAAGATGAAATCCGCAGAGTGTATGCGGATTATGTACTAACGAAAAAAGTGCTCCCATCTATGCGGAGCATGCAATTTGGAGGGCGAGCTATTGAACGTAATCCTTCTCGTATTTATAATTGCGCTTATCTACCTATCGAGCATCCAGACGCATTTAGTGAGACAATGTTCCTACTATTGGGTGGCACTGGTGTTGGCTATTCTGTACAATATCGCCATACTAACAAGCTTCCTTCTATACTTGGTTGTAAGAGGCGTACCCGTAGGTATGTAATTGGCGATAGCATTGAAGGATGGGCTGACGCTGTAAAGGTGTTGGTAGAAGCCTACTTCAAAGGAAAGCTTCAGCCTATCTTCGACTATGGAGATATCAGAGATAAGGGAACAGAGCTTGTCACATCAGGTGGTAAGGCTCCCGGTCCTGATCCTCTCCGAGTGTGCCTTGCACAAGTAGAAGCTATTCTACATGGTGCTATTGGACGCCAGCTATCTGATCTCGAATGTCATGACATCCTCTGCTTCATTGCAGATGCCGTTCTGGCAGGTGGTATTCGTAGGGCAGCAATGATTGCTTTGTTCTCACCCGAGAGCATTGAAATGATGGAGTGTAAAAGTGGAAACTGGTGGGAGCTACATCCTCAGCGTGGGAGAGCTAACAATTCTGCTGTCCTGCTTCGAGGGGCAGTGTCTAGAGAAGATTTCGAAAGACTATGGGAGTGTGTCCGTAAATCTGGTGCGGGTGAGCCCGGAATTTACTGGACTAATAACCTTGATTGGGGAACTAACCCCTGCTGCGAAATTGCTCTACGACCCTACCAATTTTGTAACCTAACGGAGATTAATGGTGCTGCAATCACTTCGAAAGCTGATTTCATGTCTGCCGCTAACAGAGCTGCATTCATTGGAACACTTCAAGCAGGTTATACGGACTTCCACTATCTTAGACCAATATGGAAAATCACCACTGAAGAAGACGCTCTGATCGGTGTTGGTATCACTGGTATTGGTGCTAATGCAATTAAAGAGGACTGGCTACCTTTTGCGGCTAGAATAGTAGAGGTAACGAATAATGGGCTATCGCAAATTATTGGCGTCAATTCGGCTGCTCGTACTACCACCGTCAAGCCTTCCGGCACTACTAGTATTGTCCTTGGCAGTAGTTCTGGCGTTCACGCTTATCACAATGATTTCTACATTCGTAGAATGAGGTTTGGTAAGGACGAAGCCATCTGGAAATATCTATCAGAAAAGCTTCCTGAGTTCTGTGAAGATGAGAAGAGCCGACCTAATACAATGGGTGTGTTCTCTATGCCACAGAGAAGCCCACAGGGAGCGATTGTAAGAACTGAGCCACCCATACAGCTTCTAGAGCGTGTACGTCTGTACAACGAGCTGTGGGTCAAAGAAGGGCATGTCTATGGAGACAATAGAAATAACGTGTCCTGCACGATTTCTCTCAGAGACGGTGAGTGGGATAGTGTTGGAGAGTGGATGTGGGATAACAGAAATTCGTATAACGGGATTTCAGTCCTCCCCTACGATGGAGGGACTTACGTACAGGCTCCATTTGAAGACATTGGGCAAGAGACATACGAGAGACTTGTTGCAATGGTTAGAGACATTGACCTATCTCAAATTGTAGAAACTGAAAACAACACTAACCTAGTGGGCGAACTAGCATGCGCTGGTGGCCAATGTGAGGTGATATGACGAACGAAGAACTTACTGAAATTATAAACGCCCTCACCAATGCAGGAGTTGACGCTACACTGATTGAACAAATCATTGAACAAGTTGAGATTGTTGAAGCAGAACCTAGCGTTGCCATCCTCTACCCTAATAATGGGTGGTGAGATGAGAACAGCAATTTGGCGTGAACCAATTCGTACACTAGAAGTTCAACCTTATTATGGTGGGGATATGTACAGTTATCCTCCAGCAGATTTTGGTAAAGGTGTTTCGTATAACGAATACTATTATGATATTAATCCTCTCTATGAGATGGATGGTAGTGTTCACTTCTATGAAGTTATTCATTATAAGAATGATGAGATAACTAAAGTGGAAGTTGTCAAGAAGTAGAAACAGAAAAAGCCCCTGCTGGAAATCAATCCGGCTAGGGGCTTTCTTTTTATTTAGATAGTAGATTTTTAATATCAGAACGAAGCTCAGACAGATGTTCCTTGATTTCCTGTTCAGCTTCCTTTCTGTATTCCTCTCTGGTTGTCAACTCCTGCTTGAGCAGATCGAGTTGCTTTTCATTCGTAACCACTTTACGTATAAGCCAGATGATACCCGCGATAAGGCCGGTAACAATCCCATAAACCCACGTATTAAGTTCACTAACCCACTGTGACATCGGAGCTCCCTTAATTGTTTGGCATGGCTTTGGAGACAGTCATCATCGCCTTATTAGCTATAACGTTAAGTGATCCACCAGAGTTCTGGAACGCCAGAACCTTAATACCTCCAGTAATATCACTAATATAGACAAGTCCAGAAAAATTACATGTTGTATCATTAACTGCACTACCGGGCTGAGAACTGAAGAGTGTAGCTTTCGTCACCCCGCCCACAGTGCATGAAAGAGCCCTGAGACCAGTACCATTCGCAGCGAATGTAATTGCTGCTTCTACACGATACCAACCCGCTTCTTGAACGAATACAGTGTCAGTGTTAGAAGAACCACTATGCATACTAGCACCATCAAAATCCTCACTAGCACCCCAATCGATGGCGGTCGCGGCATTGTTTGGTATAGCCTGCGCGGTCGATCGGAAGACACAGCAAGCCGGATAAGGGAATGTAGCAACGTGTTGACCACCAGCAGCATAACCACCACTCTTACAATTAATCACCTCGTTCATAGGCTGACCACCAAAATTGGTCTCATTCCTGAAGCCATGGTACTGCGTCTTTACAGTTTGGTTATCATAAGCTGTACAGCCAATGAACCTATAGCCACGAGGATAATCCTGATACGAAGGGGCAGCACCGGGGGTGACAAGGAAGCCAGCAGGCTGAGACGTACCACGGCCTGTGTTACCAAAGCCTGTGCTCCAAGCGCCACAACCAATGAAGGTGACGTGCTGTGGAAGACTAGAAGGGACAGGGCTATCAGGATCGACATCAACCGTCGGGCCACTGCCGACAAAGCCTGCCGATCCCGCACGATGTACATTACATCCCATAACCGTGCCGAAGCGGTTGTAGTTAGCGAGCTTGATGCCCCAAGTTTCAACGTCACGAACAGTGATGCCCATGAGGACAAAGTTGAAGTTACCAGCAGAACCAGTCAGGTCAACACCTACGTCAGCGTCATAAATCTCACCACCGATAATTCGGAAATAAGAACAACCAAGACCAATAGCCAGAGGACGCCCGAAAGCCTGTCTAGGGCTACCACCTACAATACCCCTAATGGTATACAGATTAGGTTCGATAACTGAGAAGTCAGAACAAGCACTCAGCCATAGTCCTTGTGTCTGGTCGTTAGCAGGAAGAGATGCTGATACATAGATGATGTCATGAATAAGTGGGCGTATCACTTTGAAGTTAGTGGCACTGGTAATAGTGAAACCTGTACCAGCATCAGACCCAAAGACTTCAACATCTTCGAAGAAGTGCTTAGACCCTCCAGTGATAGAGATACCAGCAGCGTTCAATAGAGAACCACCTGTACCATCACCATTACGATCAACTGTCACTCGCTTGAATGTAAGGCTGGAAACACCACTGCAACCAATCGTTACAACACTCGTAGTGGCATGAGGGGCAAGCTGCTTGACAGAGATGTCTTCAAGCCAAGTGTTAGCTAGTGGCGTAATCTTACCAGTGACGCCATAGATATGAGCAGGATCACCCTTGAGGCGATAGCCAGTGGCAATGGCCTTAGTGAACGAGGAAAGGATATCTACAGCAGAGCTAGCATAACCAGCTTGGATGAACTGTTCGATATTCACATAGCCATTCACAGGAGAGGCGTAAACCTTGACACCACCTGCTGTGATGATATGGTAGTCGCTAGAGCCAGATGGAGCTACGACATAGAGCCACCCCTTGGAAGTGATGGTGACATATGTAGTTCCAGCAATAACGGCTCCACCACCAGAGTAGGACAGGTTGGTGTCTGCTGTCAGATCACCAAGCACCCTGAATGAGACAGGGAGATTAGGGATGAGGGCAGCAGCAGCTTCTGCTGCATCAGCAGCCGCCTGAGCCGCAGCAGCGTCAGCAGCAGCAGCACTGGCATCCGCGTCTGCATCTGTGGCAGAAGAAGCAGCAGCAGCACTAGCCGCTACAGCGATATCCACCAGATCATTAATGTTCTGCCCACCAACAGTAAGCTCTTCAACATCCAACGACTGCATGAGCCATTCAATTGTATGAACATTAAGAATATCATTGCCATTCATGTCAAGATCAGCGTCCATATGATTGGGCATTGATCCATCACGACTTACTGTGTTGTTGAAAGCTTCAACAATCTTGTCGTAGTTTTCGTTAATCGCCATTACAGCACTGCCCGTAGACAGATTAGTAACAGGGGTTAGGGTATCAATTTTAGTCATCGTTTAACTCCAGTAGCATTAACGAGAAATAAAAATCCAATAATCCAACCCGCCCACTGGTCTAGGGGCGGGGGAAGTGCAGCAATACTCCAAGGCTGAGGATAGATGCAATCATTGCACCACAGGAGGGAATACAAAACCACCCCTGCAAACCATACAGCCAAAGGGATAATGAAGAATAGCTGGAACCACCAAGCGCCATTCAGAAGAATGGCCCCCTTGATGTTGTCCTTATTCTTCTCTACATCAGCAGCTATCTGAGCTCGTTCTACTTCCGTAGACGCCTGCTTGAGTTTGTAGTTTCCCCAAAAATTAAGTCCGAGCTCAACAATTTTCCATATGATAGTAAACATAAAAGTTCCTTACAGACCTGCTGTAGCTCCCACCCAAGTTTCGGCGTTCGTTAGATCAGTGCCAGAAAGCACTGTGTCAGCAATCAACATGCCAGCATGAGCAGATGGAGGGAACACACTAGTTGGAGCAGTAGCCGTTGCGCCAACAACTGCACCAATTATGAACTGACTGATGCTATAGTTTGTACCTCCCACGATTGTCCCTGTCGCCACTTGGACTCCGTCTATACGGTAAACGATATTCAATCCATCGATTGTTGTAGTGTGAACATGCCAGTTGCCATCGAAAGCTGTCTGGAATGCTGTGTAAGCTGTGCCACCACTGACTGGTGTAACAGACGGGCCACGGTTTGTCGTAGTTTGTCTCATGGCCATGCTTGGAGCACCAGACACACCGCCGATAGTACCGAACATGAAGCCTCGACTAGTCGCACCGGACACATACTTCAGGGCTTCGATTATCGTTAGTTTTCCTGAAGAGACAGCACCATTCGCAGCCTGAAGAATACGGGCATCAGCCGACTGTAGCCAGTCTATAGACGCGAACGTAATTACACGCTTATTACTTGCAACACCACCTGTGAGAGATATGTCAGGAGATGTTCCAGAGCCGGGGAGGATATCACCACCACCATAGGAAGCTCGCATACGGACTAGATTTCCTGCGCCGTCATCTGTAACCTGACTAACATTGTTCGTGTCATAGGCAGCGGTCAGAGCATACCCGAGATCGGCAGGTGTCCATGCACCGGGAGCTGGGATGGTAAAGGTGAACGCAGTGACGTATGGAGCAGTAACAGTGTCGCATTCGAATGAGGTAGGATGAACACCATCGAGTGTTCGGTTGCCACCGGGCCATATACCACTGTTGAATGAGGTGCTAGTTACTGAACAGAAGTCCACTACGGCTGTAACGCGGGGAAGACCCGCGCGGATATCGGTGTTTAGAGTGATCTGGTTGGCCCAATTGCCGTCCGTCTTAGGGGTCTGTGTGCCTGTATTGTAGTCGGTTGTGGTGTCCGTCCGGTCAGTTGCAGTAGCAAGATAGAACCGCTTGCAATTGCCCCACATACCAAAGACTGTCTGGATAGCTTCCTTGATTGCGGCAACAGTAGTGCCATTACGAAGGTCGCCACCAGTAAAGTCTTGAATGGTATCAGTAGCTTTGCATAGCGCAATAAAGGTGGATAGTGTTCCGTTTGTGCGGAGACCAGCCATGTTGGACGTGTCCATCCCGCCCTTGCATATTTTCACATAGGGGTAGCGGCTATCCAAACCCTTGGCATGACCACCACTGCCGCCCTTGACACCAGACGTAGTAATATCCCCTTGACCGAAGGGAATGCTATGGCCTACAATAGCGAAGCCACGAGCGTTCGTCTTATTGACAGTGCCTGTGATAGCATTAGCTCCGAAGAATAGCGGGCTTGCTTGACCTGCTCCGGGATAGGCAGGAGCGCCAGCCCATGTGTACTTCGCATCTCCGACACCAATGGTGTCTGCGTTGGCTGGAAGCTCAATGCAGGAGAGGGTAGCACCGCCGGAAATCAATCGAGTATGAACTCTAGCTTTCGTTCCTGCCAATCCAGTCACACCAACAACTGTGTCACAACTAACAACGCCAGTGCCCAACGTGTAGGTTAGGTTCCCACCATTGAATGTGAGCTGTGTAAAGACGCCTAGAGGGTATTCAAGATAGGCTGAGAATGTTCCGGTTGAACCAGTTACTAGAGCAAAACTACCATTGATATATGTGTTGACATGATGGACAACAATATTTGTTACATCACCTTCGGGCGAGAACCACACATCTCTAGACGAAACCGTGTCATCAGGGATAAGAGCAACGTTAGTTGGGAACTGTCCACGGTTAGCTGCAAGTATCCCATTGGTAGGAATTTCTGGAATTACACCACCACTACCATGTCCATAGTTCAGAGGATATGGAAGGTTGGCCCACAGATCAGACAAACTACCAGTGAATCCCTGCCCCCGGAGATACTCTCTCCAGAGATCAGGAATGTCATTATAACCTGTCCCACCTACAACACTCTTCAGCCATTCCAATTCCAAATCTGACAGTGCCCCGGAATGGCCGAGGGCTGTGGCGAAGTATGTCCGCCTATCTTCATTAATTGTCATTGTAATTCCTTAGCGCCAGAATACTGGTCTGCCTGCATCATCCCATCGTGCATAGAGGCTGTATAGAGCCCCACAGACAGCGACGAGACCAATGACTATACCAACTACCTGTCCAGTGTTGAAAGCGTCCTGATGGGCCTGTACGGCCTCTACAACACCATTCACATTATCAACAAGCACAGCAGCTCCACCACCACCACTAATCACAGCACCTTGTACTGTACGAGAAGTGGAAAGAGGGTAGTCATTAGCAATCTCAGCTTTACGAAGGGAACGATCAATAAGGAGGGCAATCTTTGCAATCTCCTTCTTCTTATCAACACCATTGATAATCCTTCGTCCACTTTCAAATTCTTTCAAATCCTCAGCATCAGTTTCCTGATTGCCATCCATATAATCAGAAAGCTTCCTGCCAGTGAACCAGCCTTCCAGCATTCCTTCAAATAGGATTTTCACGGCAACTACAGGCACCATAGCCTTGTCAGGATACTTCACAAGATTGACGCCAACAATGTCGCCAGCCTTCTTGTAGTTGTAATCCCATGTGAGCTGGACATAGCCCCTACCAATGTAGGGCCAATACTTCTTTCCCCTCAGATAAGTTTCACTACCATACTCCTTGACAGGCTGCATTGTCTTAGCAGTCTCCCAAACCGTGGTGGCTAGGATGTAGGCGAATTCATCATACTCGATGTCGCCCCTGTTCTCCCATTCATCAACGATGAGATCGAGCCCTTCCAATCGGGCTCGACCAACACGGCCTTCGTAGCCACCGGGGAATAGTCCCTTGATGGCTGCGTAGAATGTCTTACGATTAATCTTGTTCATATAACCTCACAAAGATGCTACAAGAGTTTTGAATGATTTCCTACTAGTAGACAAACCTTCCCACTCATTCTGTAGGCTAGCGATAAACTCTTTCTTACTTAGTTCACCTGATTTATAAGCTTGATATCCTCTCCCCTTCAACAGTTGTAGAAACATCCTATCCTGCAATTCGGGGGTGAAGAGTTCATCACCAGTAAGTCCAAGCTCATTTTTCAGTTTACGAAGAGTACGCCCAACAATCTGGTATCTCCCCATAGGTGTAGCCACCTTTCCGAGCTTGTTCTTAGTGTAAGCACCATAAGGTCCATCAGCACTAGAGAAAGCAAGTAGATCATTCACTGTCTTGTTAGTGATATCAGCGTCATCGAAACGTCCACCAGTACGATTAGTATGGCCCAAAAGTGTGCCATAATCACCTGTACCAGTCTCCCCAATATCAATAGCTTTAGCGATATCTCTCACATCACCTTCCAAAGTGGAGGCGTCTACACCAGCGAATGCAGGATCAGTAGAAGCCTGTTCAACCAGATCGGTTAGATCGAAATCATTCTGCTGTTGAGCACGTTCCTGAACAGTGTTGACCCGTGGGTCTACATAAGCCGCCTTATCAATAGGCGTACCATCAGGAGCTGTCAATGCACCCTGCTTGTCAGAACCAGCTTCACCGGTCCCAAACACTTCAGGAGCAAGAGTTTCATAGCTCTTCTGGTAATCCGTATTCCCTTGAACATGTGAGTTGGAGATAATCATCTTGTTGAACACCTTGCTGAACGCAGAATTGTTCACCTTCTTGATGAGAAGATCATTGAACCTATTGGGCTCAATCCCTTCCTTAAGCTTAAATCCAAACCTGTTATTTTCAAAGGAAGGCTCAATCATGTCACCGGCCTTCTGAATATCAGAGCCCTTCATGATTTGACCTACACCTGCACCGGGCTTCTCGTTATACAGCGTTTCCAGTTCAGTCTGGAGAAGAGGGACAACCTGCTTCTCATAACCATCCTGTAGCACCTGACTAACTTCACCACGAATGCTGACAGGAATACCACCACGCTCCTGTAGATACTTGCCTACAGTTGGGTTAGCGAGGAAGTCAACAATAGGCTGGAACTCCTTGGCGCTCTCTACAGAGTTGGAATAGACACTAACGCCACGGAAGATAGACTTCATCTGTCCATCAATTTCCTTATCGAGCTGCACCTTATCTTCAGCAAGCAATCCACTACTGCCCTTATCAATCAGAGTGACAACGCTATTCAGATAATCCTTTACAGACTTCGTTTGTTCGTCGCCAGAAGGAAGAGGATCAATAGGCTTAGCCTTATTCGGATTTACAGTGAGCTGATCTTGACCAACACCTGTATCGTTGCTTTCGTCAGCAGCTTGAGCATTCCTAGCATAAGCTTCGACAATCTCAGTCTGGATAGGACCAGCGAGAACAGCAGACAATCCCTGAGAAGACTTGGATAGTGTGAGCCATTCAAGAGCCTTCGGAGAGAGCTTACCAAGAGCAGCAGTTTCTGCTCGAGCCATAGCTCCATCACTCTGACGCTTGAACATCTCTGTATCGTACGTACCATCAAGTTCCTTGATGTATGTATCGATCAGGTCTTTCTGAGGCTTCAAGATTTGATCAATCTTAGCTTGGTTAGTAGCGAGGCCATCACCAGACAATGCTGCTGTACGCTGAGCATAATCTGTATTAAGCTGCACAATACCATCCTTGATGATCTTCTGGCGTTCCTGTTCAGAGCCAGCCTTAGCAGCAGCTTCCTTAATATTCTCATACTGTGTACGCCAATATGGAAGAGCAGCTTGACCAACCTTAGCCAAACCATCCAGCACTTGCTTCTCACCCTCTTGCTTAACAACTTCACGCTGCTTAGTAGAAAGATCGAGACGAGCACTTTCTGCATTAATCTTCTTAGCATCCATTTCAAGCTGCGTAGTTTGACGCTGGAAGTTCTCCAGATCACTGACAGCTCGTTCCTGTGCAGCAGGATCACCCACCTTACTAGCGGGAAGGAAGCCAGCCTTGACGGCTGCTTCAGTCTGCTGCTGTTCAATCTCGTAACGCTGAATGTCAGGGGTTGCCACCTTATCTACACCAGACTGATTAAGCCATGTAGAATAGCGCTTGAGAATATCTTCTTCTGCGTTAGGGTTATTAGAAAGGGATGTGGAAAGGAGGGCACGAGAACGTGTCCTCACTTCCTGAGCTGACAAACCTTGATCCTGAGCATCCTGCAAACTATTCAGCTTGAGGCTGAAGTCTGCAAGATACTTATTAGAAGCGGCAGCAGCGTTGTTTCGGAAGATTGCTCCTACAGTTTTGGCTCCCTGAGCAATCCCCTGTCCAATCGTATTGAGGGCATTAATCTCGCCCTCACGAGTAACTGGATTTAGGGGAGTTGCGGATGGAGCAATCTGACTGTCAACATCTGTAGCCCTCGTTGAAAAATCTACTGCCATTATTCTTTAGCCTTCATAAAATCAAAAATCTTTTGCAATTCACGTTTCTTGTCAGGGGTCATAGGGGCCTTCGACAAAGCATCATTCAATTGACCTTCGTCAATGAAAGGGATTTGCTCAATCAATCTGTTCAAGATGATGTGGTCACCAGTCTTAGAACGCCTACTGATTTCAGCCTGAATAACCTGCATAGCTGCTGGATTATTCTCCCACACCCTGTTGGCCTCTCTATACATACGAAGGACGTATTCACTTTCCTTCTCAGAGATACCCTCACGAGCTAGACGCCTAGTCGTTTCGTCCATGAGATACTTAATGTCGTCCCGGAACGTTTTACTATTGGTGTAGAGTTCAGTACCAACTTGGTAGCTGAGCATCTCATCAACTGTCTGGAACCCCATAGTACGCATCATGGCTTCAAGCTCATTGACGTTTTCGTCAACAACCTCACCCTTAGTATTAATCATATACCCGCGTTGATACGCATATCTGGCTTTCAGAATATTGGAAGCACCAGAGAACATGTTGAGGAACGTAACCCCAACATCCTTGATAGCTCCATCATCATCAGGTACAGTGAAGAACCTTGCCATAGACTTTACCAGATTACCAAGCCGAGCATTGTCACCTACTACTAGGGCAATGGACGGGGAATTAGTAACCATCGTCTCGATATCCATAGTCGCCATGTTATTCCACATATCAATGAGATGAGGAATTTCAATCAGACGCATGGAGGAAGAGAAGTCTACATCGACATCTTCGCCATACAGCGCAGACAGTGTACGGTTGAGGGCTAGATTAAATAGTCCGCCAGACACAATTTCGTGCAATTCCCTGTCGTCAGTTGGGAGCAGCTTGTCAGCAGCTTCGTACATCAGACCATAGCCTGTACCATATGTCGTTACATAAGCTGTGCCGAGTTTAATCCTATCACTTCTGGACAGAGCCCTATTACCTGCAAAGATTTGAGCAAGCGCCTTGTGGGGAGCCTGAGCAAACTGCATAATGGCAGACAGAGCATTCTCGTTGTAAGCCATCTCACCAGCCTTGTTCATGTTCAATGTCAAATCACGGACACGAGCATGGAGAAGACCAAGAGCTTCTTTCGTAATAGGCTTACCACTCTTGCGTAGCAAATCGTATTCAGACAGCCACACAGAACGCATCAGCATATTTTCACCAGCTTCGAAACCAACCTTCTGCATAACATCGATTGGCTTACCAGCTACAGCCTTGGCTTTCTGGAGGACGCCACGATTAACGAGGCTCTTCAGATCGTCACGAATAAGACTGTGAGCAGATACAGCAGAACTAATACCACTGTCCTTGTAAGCCTTCTCAAGCTGGATAGCTTCTTCCGGCGTGATACCAGTCAGCTTCTTACCAAGCCCCTTGATGAAGCTCTCCGTGTCACCACCTCTATCGAGATAGCGAGTGAAGATCATCTGCCAAGGAAGACGGGCTGTGAACTTGGGGTTGGTAGCAAGGATGACAGGCAGAGCCTGTGAAGCCTGTACTACACCCTGACGCAGAGGGTTAGCTGCAAGCAGAAGACGGAAAGCCTTTTTACGAGCATATGCTGTAGGAGAAACATCTTCAGCCTTACGAGCAGCTTTCTCAAGGAATGTAAATCCCTTCTTACCACTCGTCTCTGCGATAGCCTTGAAGAAGTTCTTCGAGCCATCATCTAGAAGATTGACGAAACCATTCTCCATCTGATCGATGTAACGGAATGTAGAGACAGCATCAGTGTAGGCTTTGCTATCACCAGACAAGTCTGGCTTTCTCAAATCCTTAACGCTGTCAGGCCATATCTTCGCATGAGTTTGCGGGTCAATGGGGAGGAAGTCTTTGTACTGTTCTCTGAACCTAGTCTTGGCAGTGTCCAAGTATTCCTTGTAACTGATACGACGAGAGATAGAGTTGATAGAACGAAGCAAGCTTTCTTCAGGCGTAGCGATATGACGGAAGCCAAGATCAGTTGGCCTGTCAGTTACATCCTTGAGGGTTTCCCCACGAGTACGCTGAGCTGTACGACCAGTATTAACCCGGCTATTCCAAAGCATCTCATCCAAGTCTTCACCAACCCGGTCAGACCGAATTGTATATTCACCTTTAGGATCAACCTTCTGGAGACGAGCAAGATGGGCGTTACCATCCTGTATCGTTTCAGATGTAGCAATAGCCCTCTCATACGTAGAGCCGTCAGCATTCTTCACCGTCTTCGTAATGAACACAGGGTTCTTGTAGTAGATGGTGAAATGACCGTCTCTGTAATTGAGAAGCTTATCACTATCACGAAGAGCCCTAGAATAGTTCTGACCGTTGTTCCTAACGAGTACATAAGGAATGGACTGCTCACCTACTACGACCGGAGTACGGGCAACAGCAATTGAGCCACCTTCCTTATAAAGATCGGTACGTTCCTTGGACGTGATGTTTCTGATCTGACCAATCTCGGGATCGTAAATCTTTCCCTTGAACCCCGGCATATTACCAGCCGTTGAATTGGAGATTGGTTTAACCAAGAACCTATCCTGTCCATCTGCTGTCTCAAACATCTCGAAGCCCTTACGTCTGGACTGACGAACAAGGTCAGTGTTCTCCAATACGTATAGCGTGTCGTTCGTCTTCTTCCAGCTACGGAACGCAGACAGTTCTTCAGTGGTCCAGCCATCAGCACGGAGCTTAGCTGGTTCAAACTTCAGACTGTCATGATTAGCTTGTAGAATGTAATTGTCCAACTTCTTACGGGAAGTCTTGGACAGGCTTGTATATTTATCAGCCCAATCATTACCAAGGTCGGTGAGCAGATGCACATTGTGTGCAGCCTTGTCAGCCGTTGTGCTTGCTGAACGAGTGAGCAAAGGATCGATATAGGACTGAGGCGGAATGAGATGCTGTGTGATCGATCCACCCTTGCCCTTCAGATAAACTGGAAGCTTATCGAAGATGTTCAGGGGAATGCCAAGGAACGAACCCTTGACACTGGTTGTGGACCAAGCAATCGTATCAGCCGGATCGTATTCCGATATATGGTTGATGCCTACAGCATAGTTGCCTTTCATATCAGGCGTACGAAGATCGTTATAAGCTTTCTCCATACCAGCGTCTACAACCTTGTACGTACCGTCAGGAGCACGCTTCAGGAGCGTGATCTCGTCATCGGTGACACCATACTTCCTTGTAGCTACCTTAACCTGCTGTATGGCCTCCTGTGGGTCAGAGAAGCCCCCTTCTATGGGGGAGAATACGGTTCTGACCTGAACGCCATCATCGACAGCCTGAATGGTAGTCATCTCCTTGTGGGAGTTAAGACCAGTGACATCAGGGTTGGTAAAATCATTCACCACCTGATTAAGCTTGGAAGCTTTCTCTTCAGGGCTGAACTGGATGGAGCCATCCTTATTCAAAATTTGTTTAGCAACATCTACATCAGGATCAAACTGATCGTCATCGATCAGAGGCTTATACCTGACAGTACCATCACCATGACCAATCTCAGGACCAACTGTATTGACGATGGCATCATTGCGAGACGTACCATAAACTACGTCAGCCACTTTACCAGTCTCGTCCTTAGTAGTCATCCTCAGAAGATCATTAGCGCTAGCTGTATTCGTATTCGCTACAGTTTCTCCAACAGAGATAGGGTTGCGACGCATGAACCTAGCAGCACGAGCAGGACTAGACAGTCCCTTGATGGCACCACGAGCCATACTCCCCACACCAACAAGATCGAGAACACCAGTGATGTCATCAATGATCCTATCGCTAGTGGTGTATTGCCCCTCCACCAAATAATCTCTAAGATGCTCTGTAAGCATCAATGCATTCTTACCACCAGTGATAGACTGGTTGGTAGTTGTTACAATTTCGTAAAGAGAACGAGCCAGATCAAGACGTTTATCGACTGGTACTTTAGCCAAGGCTTCACGGATTTGATCTTTAGTCTCACCGAGGGTGAGGAAAGTTTGTAGATAATCTGCCGTACGTTCCGACTTTGTGTCATCACCACCCTGCTGAACACGAAGTTTATTTAGTGTGTCCGCCACATTGGGCTGAGAAAGGAGAGGCATAATTGTCTCTACAAAATCTTTAACTTTACCTGCTGTACCCGGATCATTAGCAATCTCTTGCTGCGTAATCATCTTATGGATTTCAGCGTTATACTCATTGACTTCACGAAGCTTTCCAGCCAAGTCCCAACGAGTGTTATCCGCTTCATCATTACCATCAGTGATGCCTTCCTTCTCAAGCTGATTGACACCAATCAACTCTTGAGGACTGCGTTCACGGGGAGCTACCACCTGTCCTGTACGCCACAGAGAAGCATAGCTCACCTTCTGGTCAATAGGAATATTGTTATCAGACAGGATGTTTCCCATCTGCTGAATATTCAAATCTTCTTCACGCTTATTAGCTTGTGTCGTAATCTGATCAAATGTAGGAGAGCCGTTGTTAGTACGGAACTCTCCCATCATCTGATTGTACGTATCGACTGCTGCTTCTGGCTCTACGAGCAAGGCAGCATGAGAAGCCATGTTATTAGCCGTAGCCTCATTATTGATAGGCATGTCCATAACACTAGGATCAGAAACTAGATCGCTAAGAGACGTACCCTGCCCTGCTTCCACCAAACTATTCAGATCAATCGACATATCATTTCCTATTATGCTGTAGCAGTAGGTTTAAGCCCCTGCGAGAACGAACCAAGAGCACTGGAGAATATGTCTCCGAATGCGCCCCACTGAGCAGCCTTGAAGTCGTAATCAGCAGCCTTCTGCTGACGCCTATTAATTCCTTGGATGGCAACTGTTTGACCAGCAGCCGCTGAGTTAGCACTTCCAAGGTTTGTACCAACAACACCAATGGCACCTTGTGTGCCGCTACCTCCTGTCCCCAAACCAGCGTTCTCACTCTGTTGTAGGATCATAGCGCGTCTCACACGAGCCTCTCGTACAGCCTTTCGAC